CTTGGTGTTATTTCTGCCCTCCACATTATCTTACTTCCCACTGTAACGGTAGGTGAAGGAGTATTAGCGGCTAATTCTGTCCAAGTAGCCCCACCATCTATAGAATAGTTAATTGCTTTAGTAAATTGGAACGTACCATCTTCTAATGCTTCAAATGTCAGATAATCTTGTGAATAATCATGCGGAATAAATGCGTTATAATGTACCTCAACCTCTTCTTTGCAATGTGACACATTAGGTTTTATAAATTCAGTTGACGCTGTATAAGCTGTATACTGATTATGATTCTCAAATAGTTTTAAATATAAACTCATAATTCTAATATATTTTCTATATAAATATCAATATGAGAATAAAAAATGAGGAACTGCATAAGCAATTCCTCATTTTTTTTGTTTTCTTCTTTCCTCTAATTTTTCCTTTATAAGCTTTCTTTGCAGCCTCTCGGCTAATACATCACCATGACATGCTAAAGGCTTACAGAAACATTGTAAATACACGTCCTCGCCATTTTTATAGTGTTTGTATATCTCATCAAATGCTTTTGTAAGTTCTTCATCAACCCCATACATCTTATCGAAATACTTCTCATATGCCTCTATAGCCTCTTCTCTTGTTTTCAAAGACAGCTTTGCTATGCTTGTTCTAACGCCATTATATGTAAACGGATTTCCCAATGGGTTTCCGTCTTTTGAACGGCCTATGTAGTAATTGTTTTCCTTTGACGTAAAATCTTCATTGTGCGAGTTGTAAACGTATATCATCTTTTAACTTAAAATTATAAGTCTCACCCTTTTTGAAAGGGCTGTTAATTTTCTTTTCGCTGTCATCTATATATTCCCTCAAGAACTTGTTCCAAAGGTGCTTGTAATAATTAACATACATTCCAATACCTTTGTATTCAAGCCACACCACTTTTCTTTTTCTACTAAGAAGAGGTTTTCCAGTAAATAAACTTTTTATTTCTTTAGTGTATTCCTTACCCTCATGTTCACTGCGCCATGTATCCCTAATGAGTTTATATCTAGGATTCTTATAAAACTTTTTTGTCAAATTTGGTGCAAGTATGAACAATCTAGTCATAAAGTTATTAAGTGCCCTATTATTCCTAGAAAGATACCCTTCAACAAAATCGTTCTTGTAAAGCCTCCTTTTCTTGAAATACTTATTTCCATTATTATACATAATGGTGTTTCTGAAAAACATATATTCCTCGTGTGTAAGGCATTTCTTCAAAAACATTAAAAATACTTGTGTAGCGGTCATACCAAACTGTTATCAATATATTTCAACCAAGTGTTAATCTCTTCTGGACTTTTTTTACTCAGTTTGTTGATAATTGATGCCATTGCATTTTTATCAATCTTCTCACCATTGAACTTCTCAGCCATTTCAAATGCAGCATCAATCTGTTCTTTAGGAACGTTGAGCATTGATGCTACAGCCTTTTTCAAAAATATGTTGTTCATAACTATAGAAATTTTATTACTTTATGCAAAGATATAAAAAATTATTCTAAATCCCAAAATTTAGAACTCATTTTTAATCTTATCTAACGATTCATACAAATCTTTTATCTCTTCTCTGTCTAGAGTAATAACGTCAATATAATGTCCGTACTTGTCATATATTGTCATTTCATATTTTCTTTCATATGAATCATACTCTATTTCTAACTTATCACTCGTAAATACATTCATAATTTTTTCATTTTAAAAATGTTTATCTTTTTCTCATTAAACTATTTCTTCTTTGGTCATATGTCATACCATATCTGTCATTAACCTCATAAGCCTCCATTTCGCCCTTATTAGAATAATAATTATCGTTCTCAATTTCATCAAAAGTTGGATAATTATCTAATCTATTTTTAGCATCTTTAATATAGTCATCTATACTTTCTCCACTTTGAACCCATAATGCAATATCCACAAACAATTTCCTTTCCATAGAATCTTTATTGTATGATTTTGCTATATTATAGATTTCTCTCCACTCAAGACCATCAACTCTTTTTGCCAATTCAATACTAGCCTTTAAACCGTCTATGACATTATTATATACCAATATATTTGGAACTGGTGCTCCAGAATTCCAATTTTCATACCTTTGTATTAAATGCTGTATTTCATGTTGAATCGTTAAATCACATTCTTTTTTTAAAAATTCTAATGGCAAATCTGACTTACTTTCCCACCATAATAAAGATGGAGGTATTTGTATTCCTTGACCATTAGAACTTGCAAAATTGCTGTCATTATCATACTTTATCTTTACTGTAGCTTGTTTCAAACTTGGATACCATCTATACAAATCATCATCATCCCATAAATCAGATAAAACTCTTATGCTAGAAATGGGAACTTGCTTTACCGTTCCATCAACGCCTTCATATTTCCAATTGCCATCATACCCTATCTCCCATCCAGTAGTTTGTTTTATTTTAAGAGGATTTTCGTTTTTCTCCATCATTGTTTTGGCATTTTGCAATGCCAACATTTCTATAGATTCACTCCCTAAATTAGCAAGACCACGCTCACCTCTAAATGATTCCGTAAATAACTTTTTGAATTTACTTTCTGTAAGTATAATAACCATATAAAATAAATTTTATATAAATAGTCAAATAAAAATAAAAAAAAGTGCCACTATCTTCACAGACAATGACACCATACTATGAAAAAAACAATTCATCGATTTTTCAATCCCAACCCCATATTTCATGCGACATTGGAAACCTCATGGCCATGCGTTTCAACGACTCGTCAATAAACCATCTTTTCTTGCGGAAAAACCACTTGAACTTATTGTGTTTACCGCCCATTACATGAGCCACCCACCTCCTACTATGAGGTGTTTTATTCCAAAACCTTTTAGGAGTTTTATACTTTTTACCCTTAGACATAGTAAACAAATTTAGTTGGACATAGAGGAATCGAACCTCTACCCTGACAGCCAAAATGTCATGTGCGACCATCACACTGATGTCCAATGATTACCAAATTATTACGTGTCAATTAAACCATATTTTATTAAATAATTCTTAATGGTTGTTCTTGAAACGTTTTTTTCTTTTGCCATATTAGTAAATGTAGCATGTCTGCTCATTAATTCCTCTAATTCATCTTTTGTAAAAGATATGCTATTATGGGCTTTTTCTGAACATTCACTAGAACAATATTTCCTATTTTTCTTTCCGTGAAATTCTTTCCCACAATACAAACAAATATGTTTTGATTTATCAATTGTTTCGTATTCTGGTTTTTTCTTTCTTACTTCTGTTCTTTTTTTATAAGAATCAGTTTGGGAATGACAGTTAGGGCATAATATTTGCAAATTTTCTAATGAGTTGTTATAATGATTACCATCTATATGGTGAAGTTCTAGAGTTAAATGTTTGCCTTGCCAAGTTTCGTCACACCCACATATTTCACATCTTCTTTCTTTATATCCTAATTTAAAGAGTTTATCTTTTAAATTTGGTGTTCTTATTCCAAGTTCGTTAGAAAATACTTTTTCTATTGGTATAACACTAACCCTAGGGTCATTTGTTTCTGTTTTACCTTTATTCCATAATTGTCCAGTAAAATGTGTTGTATCTAAATCATATTTAACGATATACTTTTTTAAAGTATGAAAATTAGACCCAACATCAACCAAACCAATTTTTCTTAGCACTTCAGCATAACTAAATGATTCTTTAACAACTTTTTCTAAATTTTCTTTTTTATAATACTCTTTCATATATTTATCCTTTTATAAATAAATATAATTTAAGTATTAAAAATCAACAGTTGCGTCTACCTTTTTTCACAAAGTGAGCGAGAGGGGAATCGAACCCCCATAGGACTTATTTGTATGCCCATTGGTTTTTAAGACCAACTTGTCTAACCAAATTGCAACACTCGCCCATATATTATCATTTTTGTACCTTCGGTGGGAGTCGAACCCACAATGTCCTTTCGGAACACTACATCCTTAGTGTAGCCTCTATACCAATTCGAGTACGAAGGCATATTTTTGTAGCTCTGATTGGATTCGAACCAACACAAGGATTACTCCTTCCTCATTTTGAGTGAGGTGCGTCTCAACCAAATTGCGCCACAGAGCCATACAAAATTTGCACCGCAAACCATTCCCTTATGATTCACGATGCAAATATATGAAAAATTTTTCAATTAACCAAACAATTTAGAAGTTTTTAACGAATAATTCTCTTTTCGCTTCTTCTTGACCTTCCACTTTCATTCAGAGGTCTGCTTGGATTTGGATTAGCTGAAACTACCTTGTTTGCTGTTGTAGTATTAGCCTTGTTTTTCTGACAACCACATGCCATAATTCAATATATTTTAATAACGTTATTTTTTTTTGCATCGAGTCATATTATGCCAATCCTTGCAAGAGTCCTTGGAGTACCCTTGCATAGCTACGTTGTAACAATAAGTTACGAATTTCTGACTCAATTGCTATAATTTTATTCATTGTTTAAATACTTTTGCTATTATAAATATAATGAACTTCGAAAAACAATCAATATTTATTGATTTTTTTCGTAATATCAGAATTAACTATTTTAACATATCTGTACATTGCATATTCAGCAGCCACAAACACTACTACAACAAAAACGTTAGTCATTTTATTTTAAAATATTCTTCTTTTTGATTTGCGTATTCTAACACTTTTTTCCTTATCACCAAAATATCATTGGTATCATACAACGGAATGTCATAACTCCTACAAACGACTTTAACGTTATCATACCTATAGAAATTTGGATTGCAGAACACAATCATCTTATGTTGCCTTGCAAACAATCCAATCTCCATCAGTGATATTGGAGATTTTGAATTTGGTAATATATTCATCACTATAAGGTCAGCCCTTTCAAGATGATATAATTCCCATTCTATTTGCTTCTCTATTTCCGCATGGTCACTACTGCTAGGCCATTCTTCCCTTCTTGGATTATAAATCATAATAGGATGAACCGTATCATGTTCGTTTAGCTCATCTATCAACGCTTTTTGCCAATTCACAGAATCACCATTGTCAATAGTTCCTGCTATAAATAGATTTAACGGTATCTTTCCATCTATGGAATATATACCGTTATCCCACTCATGCGGTGGCGTAAATACTTTGTTCTTTTTCATAACAGTGCAAATATATAGATTTTAAATGAAAAATCCAAATAAAATTATGACTTCTTAGAAGGAACTAACACCTTATCAGCGATACCTAAATCAACAGCCTCTTGTCCGATAAACCACTTATCCCTATCACACAGATTTTCTATTTCTTCAAATGTGTGATTGGTATTGGCTGCAAGGATATTATATATATCTTCTTGGCATCTTATAGTTTGTTCCATTTCAATTTTAATGTCGGCAGTATGACCTCTGAATCCGCTTGAAACTGAATGAATCATCACTCTGCTATGAGGAAGGACAAACCTCTTTCCTTTCGCACCATTACTTAACAACACTGCGCCCATTGATGCTGCCATTCCTATACATGTGGTTGAAATGCCACAAGGAATGTAGTTCATTGTGTCTATAAGACCTAGGCCATCTACAACAGAACCACCAGGACTGTTAATATACATATTGATGTCTCTCTCATCAACTGATGACAAATAAAGCAACTGTGCAACAGCAGTGTTACAACTCTCTTCATTCACCTCTCCAGTGAAATAGATGATTCTATCATACATCAACCTTGAAAACACATCAAATGTTGCAACATTAAGCTGTCTTTCCTCAAGAATATAAGGGGTCAGCATATTATTGGCCTTTTTAATTTGGTCATCTAAAACTGATGCATTAACGTTAGTGTTGCTAATAGCAAACTTTCTAAAATCTTTTGTTAAATTTTCCATAACTTAATCTGTAAATTGTTTTATTAAAACGCCAAAGGCATAAATTCAGTTTTCATTTTCCTCTTTCTTTCGGATAATCGTACACTTTATTCAACTCAAGAAACTTCTTCCTTAACTGTTTTGTTTCCCTCTTGTCTCTACCCAAGACAAACGCATACTTATGTTTATTTGGGAATATTACCTTTTCAGCGTTTTTGAACATTTCTTTAGAATATTCCCTAAGTCTTTTTTCCACATCATCTGGAATATTATTCCATAAAACACTAGACCTATCATTCCAATTTGATTGCCATTCTATACCCAAATCTTTTGCATATCGTTTAAACATACTTCTAGACCTAAACGTCCTGTCAGAAATTAAAGAATTTGGATTATATGGGTTTATGGCCTTTACAGTAGTTCCGCTAGCTTGCCCCAAATAATAGAAATTAAGACCTTGATATATGCTCCCTATCTCATTCGCTTGGACATCGCTATAACAAGTAAATAACCTATAAGGAGTGTTGTTTACCATCCACTTAATGCACCACATAAGGAACTTACTACCTAAATTGAAAGGACACCATGAAGCAGAAGCACCTCTAGTTATTAAAGCTTCAATGTTCTCTGTCCCCTCACCTAACAGTTTAGAAAATGCATTAGGTGGACTCATTATAATAACACCGCCCAATATTCCCTTATATCTTGCCGTAAACCAAGCCATAGGAAAACCGCTTACATCACCAAGCCATTCATACCTTTTTATGAAATCAATACATTCTTTCTTTTCTTCTTTTGACGTGACATTAGAAAATACAAAATCATCTAATTTTATATTAGAAATAAATTCATCGTTCCACCCTAAAATTTTTTTATCTTCTTCTATTGTATCTAATCGTCTTTGATATTGGTAACACCAAGGTTTATCATAGGTTTTTATTTGTTCAAGTAATTTAATATCGCTCATTTAACTTTTTCTTTTAACACCTATTGTACAATAAAAAACATCATCCAAAGAATCATTTTCCATTTTTATCATCCAAGCATCAAATCCATTTACAGACAAACCATCAAAAGTTCTTGTCAAACCTTTCAAGTAATTTATCCAATTTCCGTTTCCATTAAGTCCGCCAGTAAGTTTAACAATAAATGTTCCATATTCGTCAACAATATAATCAGATGCAAATATATTACTGTCTTCTAACCTATAAGACTCAACTAGTGACTTAACATCACCCCAAAGTCCTACCAAATCTAAATTCTCATTCATTTTTTTTTTGCCTAACTTTAATTATTTGTAATTTTCTGTCCAATTTCTTTTTCATACTCTGTTGTCGCCTTTAATGCTTCTTCGTTAAGAGTGCTACAGAAAGAAAGTGTTGCCTCATCCATTGTAGCTCCAGCATTTGCTAGCCCTCTATAGTTACTGACAGCGCAATTAATCATATCATAATTGTTTGAAAGTTTTTTCCTAGAGCCATAAGTCTTAAACTTGAAGCCAAGTTCATCAGCAGTCTTAGACGTGGTAATATCTGTGCCTTGATACATGAATTCCCAAGAATACTTATCAGTCTGTTCCTTAATCATGTCTTGAACTTGCTTTAAGGTGTATTCCCTCGAAGAGTTCTCCATGCCATCAGTCATTACAACCACAAGCGTCTTTCCTGGCATTTCCTCGCCATTTTCATCCCTTTTGTGAAGCCACTGGCCAACCTTATAAATTCCAGTTCCAATACCGTCATTCATTGCAGTAGAGCCACCTGCTGCATACTCGAACTTCTTGATGTCGTTGATGTCAACGCCCAAATACTCTTCCGTGACCTTTTCATTGAAAGTGTACAAGGAAACAGTAACCTTACCGTCCTTAATCGCCTTTTGTTCTTCAACGATTCTGTTAAAACCACCTATCACATCTTCCGTAGATGGATACATGCTTCCGCTTTTATCAATGATAAAAACTAGATTAATCCATTTGCTGTTTAAATTAGCCATATCTATTAAATATTTTATTAATTATTTCTTTTTTTAGCTGCTCTTTCTTCAGCTTTTCTTAGTTTTTCCTCTTCCTTTCTTTGCTTTTCTTCTTCGGCAATCTGCTCAATTACCATAGTAGCGGTTTCAATAATATCCCCATAACTAGGATATTTCCTTCTCATCCTAATAAACTCTCCATACCTTGAATTATCTACTAATAGTTTGTCTTTCTCGGTATCATAAGACACATTGGATAACACACCTTCCATAAGTTTTTCCTTAAATTCATCTGAAAGCCTGTCAAATGCATCTTCATATACATACAATGTGATAATATCACTGTTCTTCGTTAAGAATTCAGTAGTGGCATTAGCCCTACCAACTTTAAGAACGTCTTTTGATTTGGTAACTGACATAACCTTTAGGTTCATACCCATTTGAGGCATACCAGTTTCATCAAACTTTGTGTTGGCCAACTCAACAATGTCGGCAGATGTTTCAAATATTTTCATAATTAATTGTTATTTGTTAAAAGATTATTTAACTTATTTCCCATCCAATCAATTACTCCGAACAATGGTTTTAGTCCGTCTTCCTCATTGAACGGCGTATATTCTTCTCTTTGATATTGACAAGGATTGTCACAGTATTTCCCAAGACAATGGATAATCTGTTTTCTACCTACCAAGTCTTTGTTTTCCTCATAGTGCTCAAGATTACCGTTAAGTATTTCAGTCAATTTCTCGTGACATCCACCTTTGCATATATTTCTACATCTATCACATATAAAAGACCCACTGTTTATGTATTTCATTTTCTATTTATTTTTTGCAAAGATATAAAAAAAAAGTTAAAAAAACAAGTATATCTTTAATAAATTTAACAAAATCTTATTTTTTATGAAAAAATGGAAAAGAAAATAGAAACCCTAAATAACTTAATAGTTGATGACAGACTCACTTCTGAAGAGAGAAATGCCATTAGTACAGCATGTAATATTATGAGGCTATATTTACGCAAAAAAGAGCCTTATATAGACTTCCAAGGATGGGAGCAAAGAAAGCATACCATGAAGGATTTAAGGGAATTTGTTGACAAAAATGGCAACCTTGCTGATGACATACAAATACTTGTACTAGAAGATGATGGTATGGGATATGGTGCTAGAAATGGCTATTGTACAGACATATATTTAAGTGATGGGGGCAACGGTAAGAAAGAGGTTCAAATTTGGTTTTAAATGGGTCGTAGAAACAAAAAGAAAATATACAGCATAATATTGGTCAATCATGGAAAACAACAAAAAGTTATATGTAGCGAAACAACAGAAGAAAAAATATACAACAAATTCAACTCTCTGTTGAAAGAAAACAAAAAAGTTGTATTTCCGATGAGATACAACAACGAAAAACATGTAATGGTTGAATCAGAGCATGAATTGGTGATAATAAAATGCAAGGAACTTGGTGACAAGGATGTTATAAAGCTGCGCGATGACAGTGGAACATTCGTTAACTATGAGTCATCCGATGAGGATTGGGTTATAGTTGACCGTGCTTCATTTGACATTGAAGAGACGTTCTGGGTTTACGGCTATCATCCCAAATTACAAAGAAAAACGTTTGAATGGATATTCAACGAATTTGTGTCCAAAGATGCTAGAAACAAATACATGTTTAAGACGATACAGCTTTACTTGAACAAAATACTCATAGAGTGCAACGGAAACTTGGACATGGTAATATGCAAAAACAAAAAGGACTCAATCAGATTCTACAACCAATTAGAAAATTGGTGCAGAGACAAGAAATACAAATACGTAATGTTCCTAGGTGATGCAGATAAAAGCAAATACAAGGCTGATTTAATAACTAAAATACAAGAACTTACCCATTGGTCTCGTAGAAAAGTAATTAGACCTAGCACAAGGCCATAAAAAAGAGTGGGGATTGTTCCTCACTCTTTTTCTTTTACAATTATTTTAACTCCTTCAAAATTAATTATTATCTTACCTTCAGATGGCACAAACTTCTGGCTATCATCCTTTTTGTTTCTATAGAACAAATCCTCATCCACTTTTTTGAACTGCTCTTTGTCTACATAAACATATAGTTCAGACTGCTGTGTAATACCATCATCTTTCAATCTTGCCGATATTAACTGCCCTAGTTCAAATATACTCATCGTACCAAATTTAAATTCCATAGTAACTTATCAAAGTCATTCTTTATTCTTCTCCAAAAAGAAAATTGGACTTTCTTTTCTCCGCTTAACACCTCTGTAATGTCTTTACCCATAGAGCCATTTAGTTGTTCTGCTATTTTATTCTGGTATCCCTTCAGTGCTAACTCGTCCATCCTCTTTTCGCTTTCTAACGAAACAATTTCCCTATTTAACTCATTGTTCATTTGTATTGCTCCTTTCCAAAGCCTCTTGTACTGTATTTATTAACCATGCAGCACCTGATGCAAAGAATCCATCAAGTATCATCAACACCCACCAAGGTGCAGTACTACCAATCAATACCATGAATGGTGTGAGTGCAATTGTAGGTAATAGTAATGAATTCAATGCACTAAGTATAAATCCTACCCATGTAGGAAAACAAATCATGCAGCCGAACAATTCACCCAAATTTGAATGGATTTTCTCTGCAATTTCCCTAATCTTGTCATAAAGGTGAAAAGGGCCGTGAGCATACACAAAATGGTTTGATATTGAGTATGCCATTATAGAAAACACAAATATTACTAACCAACTATTCATTTGATTCTACTGCAATTTCTTCACTGTTATTTTTTTCTTCTGCCACTTTTTCGGATTTTTTCTTCTTGGTATATTTCCTCTTTGGCTTCTCTTGTTTTTCAAAGACAAAACGCAAATTAACTAAGTCATCATAAGGGGTGACTTGGAACAACTCTCTCAACTCGTTGACCTTATCCTTCAATAACTGGAGTTTAAGCAATATGTCTTGGTTTGCCTTAATTGTTTGTTCAACCAAATCAAATATTTCATCATATGTCGTATCTTTGGAATCAGCATAATAAAACGTCAGATTTGGGTCTGTCTCTGAAGGTGTGACCTTTATTCTTCCGTCATCGCTTGGGTATGCTTTCCATTTACTTGGATAAACAACCTTTACCATAAGAGCCTCATTGTACATTTCGATACCACGAAAATAAGGCTTCATATCATTCATTCTATCTTGTAACGACTTCATATTTTAGAATCCACATATTAACATTGTTAGTATATATGACAATGAAATTCCAAATACCCACAAACTCTTATTTGAAGATACTAACTTGCCACTCTTCAAGCGGAACACGCTTATGACATGAAACATGTCTATTAAAACCACAAGTGCTGCCAATATGAATAGGAACACTTTTAATTGTAACAATAAACTAACTATCATAGCTCTTCAACATTTTCTAAGTGATTATTCCTAACAGTAATAACCTTATCTTCTGTAACTGACCTTTCAAGACCGTTATCATCCACGATGAAAACGCTGATTGGTTTCAAATTAAACGGATTATAAAGTGTCTTTACATCTTTTAAAACATATTCTCCGTCATTTGTTACTACTATACTACCTTTTTTAAATTCCATATTAAACAAATATTATTTAATTAAATATCTTATTATACATAAAATATAAAAAAATTGCCTAACAATTAAACAATTGTTAAGCAATTTAATAATTATTTCAAGTCAAATGTTATTGACGCACCAGCCATTATACCCCATTGTTTGTTTATGACATCATAACCAGCGGTAACAGCAGGACCGAATGAAAATCTATTTAGGAACTTTCTCTTCTCTTTTTTCTTAAAGACTGTTACATCAGATATTATTCCACCATTGTCATTACCTATTGTAATGTGATTCGGCCCATCTGGCGTATCTTGTTTGTTCACAATTGTAAACTTATTGCTGACCTTTGCTTGCAATGAATACCAATTAGGTTCTGTAAATGAATTTACATTTAACTTATATTGGAACGTGTCATTAGGCTCACTAGTATATTCAAATGTCTTTGCAACTTGAGGAATCGTAATAGGTATTGTGTCATACACTATACTATCCTTTATTGTTGGTTTGGTTGTGACCTTGCCAGTGTTATATTCCTTTTCATGTTTGAATTGAATCAACACTGTAATTTGGTCTTTGTACTCTTTCAATGAATCGTAAAGCTCTTTGTTTTCCTTCTTTAAATCCTTGAAAGTCTTGTCGTAGTATATTTTGTTATACTTGTTAAGACTATCAATGTATTCAACTTCCTCAACTAGTTTCCTTGAATGGTCATATTCCTTTTTAGCAAACCATGACAAACCGCATGTAATGATAAACAATATCAATACAACGTAAAAACATTTATGTTTAAGCGGATTCTCCATTTTGTATTTCTATTTTTTTCTCTAATTGTTTCTTAAGGTCAAGCAATTCGCCAATTGTTATACCATATGACTTGATTTTGTTTTCAATTAAATCGTGATTAGGTACTCTGTCCATGTCATGAAATGAAATGCCTAAAAATCCAAGAGGCCCATTTCCATTGCTCATGTATACCATTGCGACAAACTTTCCTCCATCATTTTTTAATGACTTTGCAAAATCATAGTCAATATCCTCAATCTCATCTGCTGTGCCTATGAAAAATTTATATTTCCTCATATACTCTGGATAGGTATACATTGTAAGCGGCACATTAACATATTTTTCAAAAACTCTATCAACCCCTCTTTCTCTATTTGAAACCTCATAATTCATGTTGGCAAACGCAAATGGCAAACCGCTAGGATTTGACACACCATTATGTAACTCAAATATAAAAACTCTATCGGCATCAAGTGTGTATAATATTGTTTCTATATCACGTTGTATCATTGGAGTGATGTCATCCCTTATAGCTTCCTTTTCGCGTTCAGTTGCTAAAAGTTTGTCTGTTGTCTTGTCAATAAATTTGTCGCTTTTGCTTACATTATAAGCGTAAAAGCCTACTAATGCTGTGGCTAGAAAGAAAAACGTAACAAAATAAACTTTAAATATTGTCTTCCACTTAGCATTTGCTATTGTATTCGCAATTGTTTTACCTATTCTAGTGAAAATCGGCTCTTTGGTCTTCTCTACTTCTGGAGAAACTTGATTGTTAATTATTATGTTACCATTTTCCATTTCTTACTTCAAAAATTTTATATAGGTTTATTAATCCATTAACTTTCTAGCCTTTTTCACCATATCGGCAAATTCGTTATTCTCTTGCACTCTAAAGTTAGATGTGGATATGTGAGATTCAGCACTCTTGTAACCCCAAAGCTGCTTGATTCTTTCCTTCTGTTCGTTGACCAACTTCATGTTGACCTTCTTAGTTACTTTTGGCTCTTTGGAATTCCACTCAACCAAATACTGGTTGTCTGAACTGTCTCTCATAATAAATTTGTTTCCTTCAGTTTTATATTCATCAGGTATCTTTGACATCATATGACCTTCAGAAATAAATTGCGTGTTCTTGAAAGATAACATTTTTATTTTCTTTGACTCATACATTGTTTTATCATTTTTTTCTATGTCAGTTTTATTTAATTCACGACCAGTTAGACCTATTTCACTTGCGACATCCTTGCCCTTCTTTGCCAATTCAGCATGTTCTTTAGCCGCATTGTAAAACTCACCCTTCTTGTCAAAGGTTGCGTTGCCAAACTCATCGTCCTTGTGTTTGTCTTCTGCATCTTTTGATGCATAACCCTTCATTTGGGACTTTGTTCTGTCCATGAATGGTTTGCTGATGCTATCATATCTTAGGTCATGCATACCTAAGTTGTCAGTATGAATTTTAGTGTCACCTTTCTTGCTTGAAAGTCCACCGTCATATTTTTCGGTCTCCTTCTTGATGTCACTGTAGGCTTTCCTGTTAATTTCTGCGGATTCTTTATCGCCAAACTGGACTGGTTTAAATTCATTTTTAGCCTCTTCGTTTAGAATCCTTCTTAACTCCCCAACTGAAATTTTAGTTACCATAATTTATTTATTTAAATTGATTTATGTATAATCCTCTTAACATCTGTTCAAACATAAGCCTTGTTCTTTCTTTGCCATTAACACCGTCCTCATGCAACTTATCATCAATTTCACGAACACGCTTAACGGCTTCTTCGTTCATTTCGTAGTCTATCATAACTTTCTAATGTCACTAGGAACTAAATAATACGCCCCATTATCATAAACAAAAGTAACGCTTGAATCAATGTCTCCGACTTTTCCACCACATTTGTCTATTAAACCTTTATTGGCTTTTAAAAACTTTTCCACTGGTATCTTCATATCATACTTTGGATAGTTTCGTATTTTAGCACTAATTTCTGGCGTGATGTTACGATATTTAGCGTTATTCCTTAGTAAATCATAAATAAGTGATGAGGTGTTTTCATCATCATATGTGATGTTATATTTTTGTGAATAAGGATGATTCACTACTTCTTTACCATTTATATAAGGATTTTCAGTATATTGATAATTTTGAGCATTAGCATTGTTACCTCCAAACATCATCATTGTGCCCAATGCCCCAGCTCTTAAAGCATTACCAAATTTGCCTTCATTTACCTTACTTTCAACTGATTCTCCAACTCTTTCTTTAGGTATTGAAATTGACCCACCTTTACCATTTTTTCTTTCCATCGCTGGAGTCATATCAACTTCTGACATTTTGCTTGACTTATTTCCCTTTGGACTATAACCCTTTCTTCTTTGTACAGCACCAAATGGGACATCAAAAGCGCCAACACGGTCACCAGAAGCACTTGTAGCGCCAGGAGTAGCGGCATCGCCACCCATAGCGCCATCTTCTTTCAATATTCTAAATACAGATTCTCTTACGATGTTATGCAAATCACTTTCTGTAAGTCTTATGATTTTTTTCATAATTAACCTTGTGTTTCAGTATCCCCACTTTCTAGAGCATCATTATTTTCTTCTTCATTTTCACTGTCTTCGTCTTCATTTTTATTTCCAAAGACATATTTTCTGTTTTTAATTTCTCCAACTTCGGAAATTGGGAATAACTTATCAGAGTCCTTTGCGAAATCTCCACTTTCCTCATATCCGTAGAAATCAAGCGTTCTAACAAATTTCTTCATTTTTACTATTTTTAGTGTATATTATTTTTCAACTACATTAAATCATTATATAGTTTTCTTATTTTATCCTTGAAATTTTCCTTGTGAACCTTATATGACACATAATATTTGGAAACTTTCTTGCCAGTAGTTTCATCAAATGGTTCATCAATGTTTTCCTTCTTGGTTATTACGTTATAGTCATATAGCTTTTTTCTAAGCTCCCCATTGTGAATACCAAGGTCAATCAAAACGTCACTAGGTTTTGTCTTTATTGGGTCGTTCAGCAAGCCCTTTATAAATTTTACAACTTCTTCATAGAAAGTCAAAAATGGAATCTTCTTCTTCCCATCATCTTCGGCAGTGTCTTCGTCAGAATTTTCTTTTGAGTCGGTTTTCTTGGCGTTGCCTACAATTTTTCCAATTTCTTTGTTAAGCTTCTCCAACTCATCTTCCAAATCATCAATACTGTCCGAAATACTTAAAAGGTCATTGAACTTTGATTCGTTTATATGTATTAACTTCATCTAGTCACTCCCCCTTTCCATGTACTGCTGCGATTCCAAAGAGTCCTATACAAATCTTCAATTACTTCGGCTGTTATTTCCTTCACAGCCTTTTTGAAATCCCTTGAGTTATAGGCAGAACTTAAACGGTTGGATACAATTGATTCAACCTCTGTCTTTGACAACTCTTCGTTTATTATTTCTTTTATTCTATTATCTGAAATCATCGTACACAGTTATTTACATATAAATATAACAAACAACAAAAAAGGATGCCATTTCTAGCACCCTTTCTTTAATATTTAAACTCCTATTGTCTAAATTCTTTTTTTTTTGCCATTAGTCCTTACTTTCTGCGGCTTTCTTTAGTTTTTCCATCAAATCACCATCTTGAGTGATTGAATCTTTCCAATTGCTAAATGCATCCCTAATTTTTCCTAGAGTCCTAGCATTGGTTTCAGTTAGCTGCATTGCCTCTGTCCATATATAGCATCCATCACCACTAGGGTCGTTATACCTGAACTGGAACTTCAAGTTTAAAGTATTAATCTTACCATTTAAAGTCATATCATCAGACTTTGGATAATACTTTAAGGCATCACTCTCCAACGTAATATTCTCACCTACTGTCTTCCTTAATGCTTCTTCTTGGGATGTCCTGACATCACCGAACTGTGGAGTGTCTTTCCTTACCACAAATGATTCCTTGTGGGTTTCGTCAACTGTCTCCTCCTCTGTCAAGATTTTTTTTTTATTATTCTCAACAGCCTCTTGCATTAAAATCTTAGACCTTGTAATGAAATTATCATTTTCCTTTGATTCCATCACAAATTCTTGTGCTGCCTTTTTTGCTTGATTAACCCTACCTTCTCTAAGTTTTTCAAGCATTTGTTTGGTTACGCTCATTTCTGTCATATTAGTAGTCCATTTCTTGTCCATTCCACAAGTAACCGAACAAATGGTTTATTCTTTCGTTCACTTTATGGTTATTTATTTTCTTTATGTCTTCTATTTTTTCTTTGGCCTTTTTAACCATTTCTTCTTTAGGTGTGTTGACAAATTCGTCTAAATCATTGTTCTTCTCAACTAGTATTTCACTAGCAACATGCTTTAGAACTTGCTCCTTTAGCTTTTCATCCTCTTCAGGCATTTCTGCCTCTTCCACATCAATCAGCTCGTTGTTGGTGTCAACCTCTTCCATAACTGTTTCAACTGCTTCAACAACTGGTTTTTCAGCCTTTTTCCTAGGTGTTGTTTTTTTAGTTACTGACTTCTTCGTTGTTTCTTTTTTTGCCATATTAAACTGTTTTATTTCTAATAAATATCATTAAATAAATAAATCTTCAAAATCATCGCATAACATTATTCTTGAGCGTAACTTCCTTATCGCATTAGACTTAATTTGTCTGACTCTTTCACTTGTCAAATTATACTTTTTGCCGATGTCAATTAGATTTAATTCTTTTTTATTGTTTATCCCATAATAATATTCAATAATATCCCTTTCCCTTTCGTTAAGGCTTTTCATGATTTTTCCAACAACCGCTTTTTGATTAAGAGTAATCTCCTTTACCTTTTCATCGTATTCGTTGGAATATAATGAATTATATGAACTAGATTCATCTTCCTCATCTACAAGCTTGTTATTAATTGTAGAGTCGTTGTTTTCATTAGGCTCAATATCAACAAAATTGATTGCCTTATTCTTTTTTATGGCATCACTCATGGCTTGCCTAATCCACCATACGGCATAGGATATAAACTTTACATCCTTGGAGTCATCGAACTTATCTATCGCTTTTAAAAGCCCCATATTCCCTTCTGAAATAAGTTCAGATATGGATAGGCCGCGACCAGTGTAATGTTTGGCAACATCAAACACAAACTTCAAATTAGCTTCCAAAAGTTCATTTTTTGCCTTTGTGCTGCCTCTCTTGCTCTGTTTAAGCAGCCTTTTTTCTTTCGCCTTAGTTAAAGGTTTGTATTTTTTCAAATCGTCATAGTATACTCTGACTGTATTAGTGAAATCATTTGCATATTGATTCATATTAATTGGTTAAACATTTAATCATTTCAAAGCAATCTTCGAAATGTTATTTTCCTTCGTCACTGTTATATGATAATCACAAAAATCCTTAAAATCATCTAAATGCGTTATGTTTATGATGAAATCATAACTAGATAGTATTTTTTCTATAAGATGTTTGATGTTATCATAATTTTCCTTGGCAACGCGCCCTAAAATCTCATCGAACACCAAAAAATTATTTTTGGGGATTGTGGACATGTCAGCTAAAACAGCTCTTAGAGCCAATGCGGATGCAGTAAGCTCAAATCCACTTCCACTTGCTAAGTCAGAATAAACTCCATCCTTAATCAAATAGAACATGACATCATTTTTCATATTTATACCAACTTCGACATCAAAATCGCATACATCACCAAGAAGCTGTGACAGTCTAGCATTTATTATAGGTAAAGTCTTTCTTAAAACCATTTTTGAAATTCCGTTCTTGCCAACAAGGTCAAGGTAGATTTTCCAGTTCTTTACCAAGACTTCCTCTTCTTTAATCTTGTTTATGATTTTGATTCTGTTGTCTATTTGTTCCCTATGTGACTTAATGTTTGCTTCATTCGTTGCAATGTGAGTAGAATTAACCTCTCTGTTTTTTCTCTTGGCATTAATGTAGACATCAGTATTTCTAATCTGTAAGTCTATTTGGTTGTTCTTATCTATTGCCTCACTGTTCTTTTCGTATTCCTTTTTCAATGAGTTATTTTCCTTGTACTCAGTCCTAAGACGTTCAACATTGACTTCAAGCGCAGACTTCTTAACCACTAATTGATTCTTCTTATCGTAAAGCTGTCTGTCCTTTTTAATTTCCTCTAACTTTTTTGAAAGAGTCTCTGTTTCAAGTCTTTTCTTTTTGCCATCCTCTTCTATTTTACTTAACTCTTCCTCAAGTGTTTTAATCATACTTGAATTGTCAACATTGTCAAGCTTTCTATGGCAAGTAGGACATATTTCGCTAGATTTCAAATGAGTAATGCTATGTTTTACGTTTTTGTATTTTTCGCCTATGACAGCAAACTCCTTGTTAGCCTCAGATACGGCTTCTTGCAGTTTATCATACTTTTCAACAGAAAAGTTAATATCACCTATATCCTCTATTTCTTTTGTGATGTTTTTAAGTTCTTCGGCTTTTTTCTTACCTTCTACAATATTTCTTTCAATTGTGTTTTTAAGTGTTGTAATGTCAATTTTCAACAAAGATTCATCAATTGCTCTTTTGGATGATAAAAGTGTACTCTTATTAGACTCTAGGTTAGATATTTCCTTATCTAAGTCAGAATTTTCCTTGATGTATTTTTTGTTATCACTGACCAATGTCTTTATGTTTACTTCAAACGCACTGATTTCTTGTCTAAGAGTTTCTTCATTATATTGGTTTGAAACCAAACTTGGCTTTATGGTTGAATTGAACGTTTCCCTAGCAATGGCATCTTTCTCTTCTATTGGCAATAAACCAATCCATCTTGAAAGCAGCCTACCCCTTTCAGTTTCCTTTTTATTAACCAAATCATCCAAAGAAGACTCTGTTATGGACATTATCAAGTCAAAGTCACTTTCCCTACCGATTGCTTCTTTAATTGCCTTGTTGGTCTGAATACTGTTTTCCTCTTGCTGGTTGTCTATATAATCCTCAAGTTCTTCTTTTCCGTCACCAACAACCTTGTAATATTCAACTTTTTGTGTTGTCTTACTCTTGTCGGTTCTCTTGTCTAGAGGCGGTCTAGAAAGTGTTCTCTTGATTATGTAATCAACACCATCAATCGTGATACATCCTTCTACAACAACATTTGTTGACTGTGGAATATGTTTGTTAAATATTTTGTCTTGAGTTGGAACTTTCGTTGTCTTTCCGAAAAGCAAAAAATGCAACAAATCAATTGCAAAAGTTGTCTTGCCACTCTGATTTGCAGGTTCTCCGTTCAACAGAACAAGATTTTTGATATTTGTAAAATCGAAATAGTTACTGGCTCCATAGCTGAGAAAATTATCCCATCGTATCCACTTGATAGAATATCTCCTATATTTATCGTAAACTTGGTAATCAATTTGCGCATTTATTTCGGAATCTATTTTTTTTATTAGTTCAAAATCATAGTCAGTTATGTTGTTCAGTTTCAAATAGTCTTGGAACAATTTCAACTGAAACTGTGGTTCTTGTATATTTTGTATTATTTCATTGGTGATAGAAACGTCATCACCACCATCTGACTTCATTATAAACTCAGGTATAACCTTAATCCTATCCTTTGGCAGTCCATACTTTTTACTAACCTTTGCTATAATTGAGTTTAACTTCTCTTTTGAGTAGTCGTATGGTGATACATTCCAATGAATGTTTACTTTTGATTTACTTCCAACTTCAATCATATTTATTTTTTCTTGATTATTTGTATTTTCCTAACAGTTATTGGTTTTGCTGTAGTTGTTTCTTCTCTTGATACACTTTTTTCTTCTGGCTCTTCAGCTATTCTTTCTTCTCCTTTTTTCTGTTCTCCTTCATTTTTTGTAGGAGTGTCTTTTTTCTTTGAATTCGTACCATTTTTTTTAATGTCTTTAATACCGTTATTTTCCCTTTCGATGTTGTCCTTTGGGGAAACACCAAACTTTACTATGTTAAAACCTTGCGTAGCACACCTGTTTGCAAACGCATTAATGTCTTCAATTTCATTAAGTTCACAATAAGACCTAATTGCTTTTTCTAGTGTAGGATTGATGTATAATCTAGCCATTTAACATATTTTTGCAAAAATATAAAAAAAATATTAAAAAAACAAATCTTTTGTTTATTAATATTATTTAATATATTATTTTTTAATAAAAAATTATATATAATGAATAAAAATAACAATAATATTATACTAGGCTTAGATGTGTCTACTCAGTGTATAGGAATCTGTATACTCATAGATGATGGGTCTGAGTATGGAAAAATTGTGGAACTTACTCACATAAACCCTAAAGTTCCAGCCAAAATAAAGGGCATTGAACAACTGTTCCTAAAGAAAAAAATATTTGAAGAGTTCCTAGTTAAATACAAAGACTTCGGAATAGACGATGTGATTATAGAAGAGCCTCTTCTAAGGTCTAACAATGTTTTAACTGTATCAACGCTTCTAAGGTTTAACGGTATGGTTTCAGACTGCGTGTATAATATTTTAGGCATTGTTCCACAGTACATTTCGTCATATAACGCAAGAGAGTATTCATTCCCTGAACTGATGTCCATAAGGAAATACGGAAAAGATGAAAAACAATATGAATTTTCCAAAATATATAAAGAAATCAAAGACTGTAAACTAGTTTTGTTTGGAGGATACCCTTGGACTATTGACAAGAAAACTGTAATCCAAGGAAAAGTGGCTGAAATATTCCCAGACATTGAATGGTTATATGACAAAAAGGGCGAACTTAAAAAGGAGAACTTTGACGCTTGTGATGCTTATGTAGCTGTCCTAGGATGGCTTAACAACAAACGAAACGGCGAGCTTGAGTTTAAGAGCGAAATAGTTGGTGAGACAAACGATAGGAATGGCAATATAGAAATCATATATAACGTTAAATATTGGAATAAGATAGTTGAAAGAAAAACTTTTGTAAATAAATGAAAACATATATAAGTTTATTTAGTAGTGCTGGAGTTGGTTGCTATGGTTTTAAACTTAATGGCTTTGAATGCATAGCAACCAATGAACTTTTAGAATCTAGAATGAATGTTCAAAAAGCCAACAATAAATGTAAGTATCAATCTGGCTACATTCTTGGAGACATAACAACTGAAGAAATACATAAAAAATTATTAGATGAAATCAATATGTGGAAAGAAAAAGAAAACTTAACACAAGTTGATGTAGTATTTGCGACACCTCCTTGTCAAGGAATGTCTACAGCTAATTATAAAAAAACTGATGATGAGCAAATACGAAACTCTTTGGTAGTACAAGCAATTAAGCTTATCTCACAAATCAAACCAAAGATTTTTATTTTTGAGAATGTCCGTGCTTTTATGAAAACCATATGTACGGATACTGATGGAACTGATAAACCTATAAGTGATAGCATCTTTAGCAATCTTGGAGAAAAATATAATATTTATTATAAAGTTATTAATTTCAAAGATTATGGAGTGCCATCAAGTAGACCAAGGACAATTGTAATTGGAACAAGCAAAGAACTGAAAAATGTAACGCCAGAAATGTTGTTCCCTTCAAAACAAAAAGAAATAACGCTTAAAGAAGCAATTGGCGATTTACCGCATTTGGAATATTGTCAAAAAGATGCACAAGATTTTCTACATTTTGCAAGACCTTTTCCAAAGGAGCAATTAGATTGGATAAAACATCTTAAAGAAGGTCAAAGCGCTTTTGACCAACCCATTGAACATCAACCTGGCCATTATGATAAAGATGGAAAGAAAGTTGTCAACAAGGGTGCATACATGGGCAATAAGTATCGCAGACTTGTGTGGGATAAAGTATGTTCTTGTATTCATACAAGAAATGATGTGCTATCTAGCCAAGACACAATACACCCTACGGACAATAGGGTATTAAGCATTAGAGAACTCATGAGAGTTATGACAATTCCACTATCTTTTCAGTGGACTGACCACGATGCAAGCGTTACAGCAGAAAATTCTGATAAATATTTGAAAGAAAATGAATTAAACATTAGAAAATGTATCGGAGAAGCAGTACCAACACAAATAATAATAGATATTTCAAATAAAATCAATAAAGTTTTATTAGACTCAATAAACAAATAAAGTAATCATTGTTAAAAAAAAATGGCATATATACTGAGCATTCATCATCTATTGTTTTATTGATAAAATCAAAAAAGGATGAACTTCAATTAGTTCATCCTTTTTTATGTGTAAATACACAGCCAAAGTATTGAGACTTGTATATGTATTGGTCTATATATTCAACCCTAACGTCTTAAATGACTTTTTTCATAACAATCTCATTTTTAAAGAATCCTTTACAATATTTCTGCGTCTTTCTCTGATTTTATCTATAACTTTACTTTTTGTTTTTGTATTTTCGTTACTAACATTAGGCTTAATGTTATTGTTTGGCGTAGTAGAATTAATTCTACGAGAATGTGCGCCATTCCATAAGAAAAACTCAGATTTACATATTGTTTTACTCATATATGTTACTTTAACATCTTGATTTTTCCATAAAACATAATTAAATGACAACTGGTCTCTATGTGACCCATTCTTTAGTTCTTCAAACCAATCCTCCATTAACTTAATGCAATCAGCCTCATTGTGTTTTCTTAAAAGAATATTGCTTTGTAACAAACCATATTTCTTAGGAAACCCTTCATTTTTATATTTTTCGATTTGTGGGTTTACATTTTCAGCATTATCCTTTTTCATTCTTATAACAATAGTGGCCTCATCGTATATGCAATCTCTACTTGGATGCTTGGGAACATATATCGAACAATCTGACTTAATATTTTGGTCAATAAACTTGTTTAAATCTCCTTTAATAGAAACACAGCCATCAACCCATATTGATAAATCATATTCACTAAGAACTTTGTGAGGGTTTATTTTAACATATCTTTGTTTTTTTACTTGAGATAAACCTTCAACTTCTTTTGGTAATGGTTTAATAATCCACACATTACTTTTAAAATTAGTATTGTCTGTAAAACAAATATAATCAAATCCATCACTTATATAAGTAGGTTCTCTTAAAAAGTCGTAATCTCCAGTTATGCAAGTATAAATTACTTTTTTGTTTTTCTCATTTGACCATAATTTTTTATTCAAAGAAAGCCATTCTTTATCAGTAACTTTCATTTTTTCACCAATTTTATTCCATGAACCGTGTCCATAATGCACTACATAATCATTAAAATTTATTTCTTCGTGTTTGTATTTTAAAGATTGAATGTAAAATGCGCCACCAGTATCATATCTATCTGCAACTCCATTTTTCCATAACCCATGCATATAGTTGTCATCAAAATAGTGTACTCCTTTTTCCTTACACATTTTCACATTGATGTAACATATGAATGGTAATACTCTCTTTATGGAAGATTTTGGTTGAGTTATGACATTACCAATATACATAAGGTCATCCCTGTATAAATTGGATATATCTCTCTTTAATAATACATCAGAATCCAATAAAACAAAATTTTCTTTAATAAGTTCCATACATTTTTCTACACTGTAGCAATGCTTGGCACTTCCCCAAAGATTTGCTTTTCCAGGAGACTTCATCCTATTTGGATATTTCTCTAACCACTTATCAAAATCAATTATCTGGCCTTTTGTATTATCAAAAACAGTAACATTGTCAAAGTGCGCAATAAATGGATTCTTATCACTATTGTCAAATATATATATTACTGCATCTTTGACAAACAAATTAATACTCCTCACCAAGCACTCAGTAAGGTAAGGAGTATTGTAGTGTATTATTAGGATATTTTTTTTCATAATATTAACCTTTTATTGAAACGCCATTTGTATCTTTTTTATAATCCAAAGAGGGATAACACAAATCCAAGATAAACTAATCATTACTTTTTCCCACATAGGGTGTTTCCATTTGCTTACAATAAACTTATAAGTCATAAATGAAATAATTAAATATAATAAAATAATAATACCGATTAACATGTTCATTTAATTTTTATTTTTGTTATTAACTATTTGCCCAATTACTATTATCGTCTGGGTCTATACCTTGTCTTAAAAGATGCTTTTTAGTAACAATTTTATATTGTTTAGGGTCTAAATCATAATCAATCAAATCTACAATAAAATAATCCTTTTTAAATTGTCTTAACTCTTCTGGGTCATATCCCTCATAATCCCATCCGTTAACTATCTTATTGGTTGACTTATTTACTGCAAAATGAGAATAATTTTGATTATTCCTAAAACTTTCAGTCATAATTTTTCTAACTGCATTTTTTACTATTGCATGTAAATCAGACTCAGTAAGTCTAACTAATTTTTTATTGTTTCTATTTACAGATTCACCGTATATATCATAATATTTTTGTCTATCTACATGGGTAATTGGATAATTTTCATTATCTCCATCTAACGGATTAAAATTTTTATCATATTTTTTATTAGCAAGCTTTAGGAATACATTAGGATTAATAGGTATTGAATTACTTCCACTTCCTATATGGTCTGTGAGCCTATCATTAATGGCAAACTTCTTAACTCCGTCAATTGTGCAACTAACCCATAGTATTCTTTCATACATTAGTTTTAAAACACTAAAGTTCAAGTTTTTAAGGTCTTGAATATATTTTTTGATTTCGTTTTCTTGTACACCAAGTTCTCTTAATGCCTTAACGCCATCTGGGTCACTCTTTGATACAAGACTAGCAACGGCATTTTTATTAAGCCCGCCATAAAGTTTACCATCTTTAACCATAAAATATGAAGTGTCATACTTGTCCGTTGTAGCACCATTTTGGTGGGTATATAATCTTCCCATAGTATTATCAGTTGCGCCTACAGAAACATTTCCACTTCCAAAATTTTGTTTTTTGTCATATTTCTCATCACGAGTACCTAGTTCAGCTCCATAAGGTTTCAATAAATTGTTTACACTATCTTTGTATTTTCCATAAGCCTTTCCATAGTTGTCTTCGGTCTGCCAATGAAAAGTAATGACTGAACGCTTTATGATACCAACTGGTAACTTATTTTTCCTATCAGCACCACCTTGATGAAATTTTTTCAACACATCATAGCCTCTAGTACTCTTTCTTTGGTACTGTTCAATATCGTTACCAAATTTATCAATATCAATGTTCTTTCCAGTCAAAGTTTTGCCTATATTTGCTGAACTTATGTAACACAAAGTTAAATAAGTGCCACCTTTTGCAGTAGACAAAGCATCAATTATACTGTTAAAACTTACCCTTTGTCTTCTCTCTTTTCCACCTTCTCCTATCATAGTATTAATAGTTTTTTAGCCAATAAGCATTCTGAAGATTTTCATCAAACTCATCGTTATTTGTACGATATAGTTCTGCTGCCGTTGTTGCGCTAGCTGAATCTATATTGTCTTGACTGTTGTACTCTTTGTCACCGAACACACTGCTCACTTGAGTAATGTCATAGTAAGCACCGATGGCATAATGACCATTTGCACCGAAAACAACAGAGTCTTCATCCAAATGCATTGCCATTGCATTCAATATATCACTGTCTTTATATGCTTTAGTATCCATAGTTTTTTTAGATTTATTTTTTTATGTACCTACTTTCCTAATTTTTCCGTCTCTATTATAGTAGAATATTTCACCATTATCCAAAATGATATTAGGCCATCTTTTTGTATAGCCATTATAATTAGCTTGCATTGCCCTCACCCACATTCCACCATCTAAAACTTTTTTTTCTAATGGTGATAAACGGTCTTGGTTATCATATAGGTCTTGCATTTCTTTTTCAGAATAGATGTGCTTTTGTGGCTTTTTATCTACAAGTTCATTCGGCTTTTTACTTTTCTTGCCAAAAAGCCATCCTTCATTAGCCAATATTCTATGTACGGATTCCTTCACAATACTATGCAAATCACTTTCCGTAAGTCTTATAATCTTTTTTGACATAATAAAAAAAGTAATTTATTATAAATATCTTTTAACATTTGTTTTTCTCATTTTTTTAACATATCTTTGCAATATGAAACAAGAACTTGAAAAGTTATACAACATATTAACAGTTTTCCTAGGAGAGGCAAAGAATGGGTTTGATGAAAACACCTACCAATACCAATTCCCTTGCCCTAAGTGCATTGATAGGGATGGTATTATGGAAGCTAGGAAATACAACCTAGAGGTCAACATTCAGAAGCAAGTCTTCCAATGTTGGAAATGCTCATCAATGGAAGATGACATGAAAGGTTCTATCACGAAACTAATCAGAATGTACGGAAATGAAAAGCTTCTTTCAGAATACAAGGAAATCATACGTTCAATTAGGGAAAGCGAATTGTACAAGCTCCATTTCAGTGATAGTGACTTCAATATAGACACTTCCATAATAGAAAAGGAAGACTTGAAATTTCCACCAAGCTTCAAACTGTTCAAAAAAGACGGCAAAAACAACTATGGTGCATTGAAATACCTTCAAAACAGAGGAATCGATTGGAACATCATAGAACAATACAAAATAGGCTTTACCGAAAGGGAAGAAGATGATAAGATGAGAAAGTATTCATATAGGGTCATTATACCGTCATATAACGCCCTAGGAGAGCTTAATTATTGGGTGGGTAGGGATTACCTACCTACGTCAGATAAATTCGCTCTGAGGACAAAATATGCGAATCCTCAAGTAAAGAAAACTGAAATCATATTCAATGAAGAGAAGATTAATTGGGATGCCGACATCACATTGGTTGAAGGTGCTTTCGACCATATTGTAGTTCCAAATTCAATTGCGTTGTTGGGTAAGGCACTAGACAAGGATTATAAGTTATATTGGGAATTAATTACTAAAGCTAATGCAAACGTGAATATATTTTTAGATAATGATATTAAAGATAATGGAAAAGAAATATATGCATTATTAAATCATGGTAGACTATATAATAAAATCAGATATATATATTCAGATTTAGGGAAAGACCCAAGTGAAATTTATCAAGAATATGGCTACAAGGGAATAATCAAATGCTTACGAAATGCTAAACAAATTGAAGAGGTTTATTTACAATAACATACTAAAGGAGTATCCATTAATTTGGATGCTCCTTTGTCAAGTATTCTCTAAAATTATTCACTCTATGCTCAAACATTTCGTCTGTTATCATTATATCTTCTTTGCCTTCCATTTCAGCTTCTCTAAATAAGTTATCAATGTCTTCATCTGTGACAAATTTTCTATTTAACTTGTCACAAATCCTTAGCATACATATACCACCACCATAAGAGTATCTTCCCTCAAACCTTGTTATTGTTATGTCATCTTCTGATAATGGATTTTCTTCATCTTGATAAAAACGTAAAACGCCAACAGCACTATCATATTCACTATCTTCAACCATAAATGAATATGCTGACTCTTTTACATCCTCCATGTTAATGACTTTAAATCCGTTTTCTCTAAGTTCCCTAATCTTTATTGGGATGTTTAAAACATATGTTACACTCATATTTTGTTTCTTTTAAAAAAATTATTTTATCTAGTAAAATGTTCTAATAACACTGACCTTTAAAATATAAAAATTATATTATAAAAACCAAGCATAAAACCATATTTTATTATAAACATACTTTAAAAATAAAAAAATGCAGCCATTTCTGACTGCATTTTATAAATTATTTGTGCCAACTGCGATGTTATTGCCTTAAATAATTTCCATATTTCTCACATTTCATTTTCAAATCCTCAAAATATTTCATTGCCTCTTCATTGGTACTGAATTTTGCATATACATTGCTATCTGCATTATTGCAGCATACATCAACCCTTGCCTTGTAATATAATTTATAACCTATTGGAACAACATAGTCATCCTCCCAAAAATGACATAGATTTAAAAAGGCGTTTTTTACTGTCGTAAAACGGCACAAGCGACAAGGGTTCTCATTCTTATATAAGTTATGCCTAGCACGAAGTGGGATGAGTGGGATAAGTCCGAACAATTTCCAATAATAAAGTTTACCTTTTGGAACTGCCAACTCAATTCCGCCAATTTCCTTCAATGGAGTAAACTTCATGTTCTTAACACTCTCATAAAATACTTTTCCCTCAACCTTAATTGGCTGATAAGTTTTTTACGCTAATTGACTGATAATTTTTCATATTATTTTATTTTTTTATTAATGTATAAATGCACAAAAATAAGCTTTACTATTAACATTGGTCACCCATTTCATTTTACTTATGCTCCTGGTGCAAATCTATAGTCATTGTCTTCATACCAATCACCTGGTCCAAGCTCATTAGACTGTGAAATATTATGACTACAAGAGTGCTCAGAGGTTTTATGCCCAAGTTCATCCATTGGAATTCCAAGTTCATCCATAAGTCCCTCAGTTGTTTTTCTTGCTGCGTTAGCAAGTGCTTCTACCATACATTGAAAAACACAACATTTTTTGCTTGGTATAAAAGCATTTGTCAAACCAAATAATTTACCTGTAATCATATTTATCTATATTATGTTATTGCCTTTATTTATACTTCGTAGCCTTTTAATTTTAACATAAATTCTTCTACTGCTGTACTCAACTCATATATAGATAATGAATTGAATTTTTTGTGCGAGTCATAATCTTCACTTAGCACAAAATAATGCCTATTTTTTATATCTAAAATTATATTGAACAATAAATCAATGTCTGTAACACTTTCCAAATTTAACGTGCAACCATTCGTTAATATTAATTTATGACAATTCAATCTTGACCAAGTTAAGCTATTAGAGTGCTTTATTTGATGCGCATTTGCAATAAATTGCTTTGGCTTTTCGCCAAACCCAACTTTTTTAAATATTTCTTGTATATATTCTACCATTTCTTCTGCATATGTAGAAATCAAGTAATCTGCTTTCAAAGTTAATAATTTTTTATACTTTTCGGCATCTTCCTCATTGTTAAAAACGTCACAAACTCTGCAAAACGGCCTCGTTCTGTCAGCACACTCAATATCGCACTTTGTAAATGAATTGAGACTTGACTGTCTTACTGTAACGTTTTCATACTCATCAACTAACACTTTTGGCTTGCGATAAACATCCATAGAAAGATGAACATACCACACTTTTTCATACTTTTCATTAAAACGTACCATAATTTTTATATTTATAATTAAATTTTTTATCTATTAGGAAGTTAGCGTTTCATCAAACTTATATTCGATGATAAGCTTTAACATCTTACTATTCTCTGTCTTCATTTCAATTAGGCCATCACAAGCGAATGGATGCTTAATATTATCGGTGAAATACAGAGAAATTCCCTTATTATAAACATCCTCAACTTCTCTCTCAATTACTGCACTTTTAATCTGATTGTAAAACTTACTTGTTGCCATATATTTTCTTTGTTTATTTTACGTTGCAAATATACGACAAAAAAATGGATTGACAAAATTAACCAATCCATTTCTATTAAATACTTAACATATTTTAATAAAAAGTTAAAGCAACTATATAGGATTTGACCCCAAATAGTTTACATTGTTATAATATAAATTCAAAAAATGGTATTCCATCTTTCCCAATAAGCCAAACAACCTTAGTATATGGTACATCTTTTTCAACCGATGACCATGTTAAACCCATATCTCTATATACGCTTTCCATAATTATTATTTTTTCAAAGAGTTAAGATAATCTAGAATTCCTTCAATATGAGTCCTAACTGTAGCATGTACACCTATAGTTGAAGTTAAATACTCCAAGTCATCCTTGTTGTCATAGAAGAAATTCTCAGTCAATACTGCTGGACACTTTGATTTCTTGATGATATAGAAATCAGCTTCCTTATCCCTATCACCGTCAGTCCAATCAGTTCTTATTTTCCTACCTTCAAAGTTCTTTTCAGCCCTTTTGTAAAGATACTCAGCAAGTGTATCTGACTTAGTTTTACCTCTTGTTGTATAAGCTTCCCATCCTTTTGCATTCATCCAGTCATTTCCAAGACCAACTGCATTAGAATGAATTGACACCAATATTACATTACTAGCCCCATACTTATTGCATAATGTATTGACCCTTCTAACTCTTTCAGAAAGCGAAATATCTGTGTCTTCAGGAACCAACAACCTTGCATCATAACCATAGGCTTTCAATTCTTCAACAACATCGTCTGCTATGACTCTGTTGTATTTCCACTCACGGAATCTTCCCTTATTGGTAAACTCTGCATCAATTTTCATGTCACTCTCTAATAAAGGACTGAATTTTCCGTTCTGCTCTGTATTAGAGCCATGTCCATTGTCAATTAGTATAATCATAATTTTTTTATATTTTATTATTATAAATATTTGCATTTTAACATTATTTTACATATCTTTGCAGAAAGTTTAAAATATGATAAAATGCGTAATACATTGCAGCGATATTCACATAAGGAACTTCCAAAGACTTTCAGAATACGCTGAACAGCTTACAAAATTTGTGGAAAAGTGTAATGAAATTGCACAAAACTATGAAAGGGAAGAAATAAGAATTGTGGTTGCTGGAGACTTGGTACATCAGAAAAACAATATTTCAAACGAACTAATGACTTTCAGCAGTTTCTTTCTAAGACAATTAGAAGAAATAGCCGATGTAATAGTTATAGCTGGAAATCACGACCTTTTAGTAAACAACACCTCAAGAACCGACACATTGACGGCATTGTTTGACACTGCTAACTTTACAAACTGTAAGTTCTTTGACGGAATGCTTAACTATGAAAGCGGAATTATAGAGGACGAAAACATCACATGGGTACTATACTCAATATACAACGGATATAAAGCTCCTGACATCAGTGAAATCAACAGAGAAGGTAAAACGGTTATAGGGCTGTATCATGGAATGGTTGACGGTGCTAGTCTTAACAACGGAAGCGTTGTGGACAACGGAGTTGAAGGGTCTTTGTTTGAAGGGTGCGATTTTGTTATGGCTGGTGACATTCATAAACGACAAGTCCTCAAAAGAGGTGATTGTGAAATAGTATATCCAGGTTCTCTTATCCAACAGACATTCGGTGAAACGGTATCACAACATGGTTTTGTTGTTTGGGACATGGAAAATCTAACATATGAATTCGTTGATTTGGAAACGGATTATGGATTATATGACATTGAAATTGAATCTATAGATGATATAGACGAAGACAAAGAAAAACTGATTAACTTTTAAGGTTAATCAGTTTTTATTATTTCTATAGTTCCGTTTGAATTATGCTTTAATGCAATTGTTAATTTGTTTTTTGATTTTTCTTGAGTAATAATAATCAAAAATTTAAATTCAAAACCACTTTCTTCTTCAGAAACTATATTGAGCTTAGTTTTAGTATATGATACATTCAAATTATAAGGCTTTCCGTCATATTCAACACTCCAAGGATGATTTTTTCCATTGACTTTTGACACTACATTAATTTTTATTGTTTCTGATTCTGTTGTAACTTTTCCTAGTTTAAATGTATACACCTTTTCTTTAATAGCTTCTTGATTAGGAAGTATTTTTATTAAAATGGAATCTTTTTTACTATTTTTTAAAGTCACTAATGCTTCATTTTTAAAAGTTTCAAGATTATTAATTTTAATTGTTAATCTATTCCTATAGTCAGTATAATATGAAACCCCCCCACCATTAGCAAACGAAACAGACCATGATAAAAACATATCACCATCAAAAGATTCAACGTTCAATATATATTCATCATCAAATGATTGGTTTAAATCTAAAATATATTCTTTTATTGCATTATTAACTTTAATCATATAACTAAATGTTATGGACAACAAACAGAACTATCTGTTTGTTTTATTCTTACATTTCTTATTTCTCCAGTAGGTATCCACTCGCCATGCTCATCTTGTATTTCTTCACGTTCAAATTCATAGAGGTTACAATCTGCACTACCCAATTTAAATGCAACTGTTCCACCATTGTAATCCATCATATCAGAACCACTTTGAATTGTTAAGCTACAATTACAAGTTTCTTTTACAACTTCACAACATCCTGTGTCAGCAGTCCATCTACTTGCAACTTCTCCGTTTAATTCTTTCATTTCGCCACACCAAATGCTAATTGTTGATGGGTTAAATGTATAACCAACCCTATATGGTTCTGCCACCAAATAACGAGTAGTTACACTAGTTGAATATACTGCAATTCCATCCAAAACTGTTATTGTACCTAACAATGTCTTCGGAGTAGTTTCTGGATTATAAAATTTAACGCTAGTTGCATTTGTTTTTAATGTAACTGTACATACATAACCGCATTCAGTTGAATTTTCTTGAATAAGTCCACCAAGTCTAGTTTCAACTGGATTAGATGTATGCCAAATTAAATTATCATCCTCATCATAATCGCCATATGAAACTTCTTTAACTTCATTGTTGTGTAAATTTACCCCATCGCAAGTAGTTCCACTAACAACCCATCTAGTTAATTGTCCTTCTGGTACAGGGCAACAAATAGGACTTTCTTCTTCAATAACTTTTCTTTCGCCAATTTCTTTTGTATCTGGATGTCTTATCTCACCAGTAGGCTTCCAATTTTCATTAATTGGGTCATACTTATATTCTTTTTCATAAGCATAATAGCCACAATCACTATTACCTACAGCAAATGAAACTGTTCCGCCATAAAACTCCATCATTTCTTGTCCACTTTCAACTGTTAAACTACAGTTACAATCGTCACTTTCACAGCACCCTTCATAATATTCCCATTTATTATCTGGCAACACTCCACAACAAACTGTATACGGTGGTTCATTTCCTTCCCAAGCTGAATGTTCTGGACTTTTCTTATCTTCAGGTTCCTCTCTTTCCCACTTCTCATAGGCAAGTATATAAGCTTCACAAGCTGTTGATGGATATAACACTCCATTAACAGTATGATGTTCCCTACTTTCGCCACTCCATACGTAGTAGCCATCACTTGCCTCCATCCAAGCAGCATAAGCTTCATCTAAAACCTCGTATTCAGCATAAGTATCCCACCATTCTATGTGTTCTTTCCACCACTCTTGATGGTCAATTTCCCACTGAGGGTGCGCTACATCATGCCAATAGTTCCAATCTGTCTGCCATTGTGCATGGTCAATTTCCCATTGAGCATATGCTGCTTCATATTCTTCTTGAGTAACATATTGGTATCTCTTCGGCTCAACAGGCTCTATTGGCTCAATCGGTTCAATAGGCTCACTTTCAATCCATATCCTATATGACTCATAACACATTGGTGAATTTTGCCTTATAAGTGTGTCTCTATAATCGTCAGTCGTTTGCCAACATCTTTTTTCACTACAGCTGCACTCACTAGTAGGGGTGCATGTTTTTAATACCTCTTTTTGGAATCTGTCACAGTTCTCTTCATTACAAAAGTATTCAACAACAATCCATTTGCTTTGTTCTCTAGCATATCCACAATGTTCAGAATTAACCTCAATCAATTTTCTATCAACGCCACCAGTATTTTCCCAAACACCTGTTTCTTTGTTTAAACGTTGTTGCGTCCTTATTTCGTAAAAATCAAATCCTGTACACCCAGTATTAGTAACCCACCTATATTCTCCATCTGGAGGAACATCGGTACAATCACTTGAATGAACTTCAAGCAATTCTTTATTTACTGCTCCAGTATATACATAACTTAATCCACCATCATAAGAAACTTTTTGTGCATAAATTTTATACTTATCATATCCGATACATGTTGTGCCACTTTCATCCCATTTATATATAGGGGAGCTAGGTGAACCACAGCCACAATATGTTGAATTTGCCTCCACGAAATCGGTATATTCTATCCCAGTAGGTCTATAGTTCTCACCATTATCATACGACACGGTTTGAGAACTAACTATATATTTATCACATCCAGAGCAAGTATATCCTGTATCCCATTTATATATAGGAGGAGTTGGAGTAACAATTTCAGGGCAATCGCTAGAATTTTCTTCAGTAGTTATTTTTTGTGATACAACTATCCATGACGCAAAATCATCATAAGACACTAACGTTTGCGATGTTGTTACCTTAGTCTGGCGTGACGCACTCCCACTCCTCAACTTGTTTTTCTTGTTTATTGCTTTGCTCATTATCTTTATAGTATATATCAACAATTACTGTAGAAGGTAACATTTGTGTTAAATAATTCATCACAATGTTATCCAAATATTTGACTTCTGTTTGTCCAGAATTTGAATACCAATTCTTTGATTTCAAATTAAATATAATTGACAGCCTCTTGTTGTTCATAATTTGATTTGTGGATTCATCTATAATATCTTTGTTTATTACTTCTGCTGTCACAAGTTCATCATTCCATAGTTTAAACTTTTTATCAGTTTGAATATCAATGATTGGATTTGTGCTCGTTCCACTAGGTATTGTTAATGTAGTAGAAGGTGTTTCACTAGTAACTGCTTCCTTTGGAATCCATTTTTTTTTAGTTTCATCGAATACATGGTCTAGTTTAATGGTTTTATCACTAAAACCAACAGCATAATCTTTCAATGTATAACTAATCACAGAACCACTATATTCACTATAATCATTTATATACCTTATTTCGTCATTATAGATTTTTTCTTGGTTTTCTCCATATATATAGATTTTACCTATCTCATTAGCATCTGTACCTACGCTACCTTTTCTAGTTTTATAATTTCCGAAATAACGTATTTTAGTATCACCAGATATTAAAAATGGAGTATAATGTTTAATTAATTCGTTTTTGTCAATTAGCCCATTAAAACCGCAACTATTTATCTCAACTAAATAATCGCTATACTCTTCACCTGTATATTCATTTGTGTAACTAACATCATTAAAACATCTTTCATCAAATAGCCTATTATCATGAGCATGTTTGAATATTCTATTGAAATACGTGAAATATTCATGTCCTGAATCGTAAATCATTTTACCATTATGAGGGTTATTTCCCTTATAATAGTTTTCAATTGTATTAACCTTCAAATAATCACAGTCATAGTTTTTTAACCTTTTCCAACCATATGTCCAACTCTCATTTTTCTTGTTAATCAAAGTGTCACTAAAATCAACATTCTCCAACAAGAAATAATTGGTATCATCATCTTCGCTTGTTACCATGTTAAATGAATTGGTAACATAATTACTTTCACTTGATTTGCAAACAAACTGTGGGCTTTGATTTTCAAAAATATACGCTTTCAAAACCATTCCATCTTTCATGTTAGCCACGTCACGTTCAACCTCATGGCCATTTCTATCATATACGATAATATTTTTGTCGAAATACATTCCATAAGTGGCTCTAATAAACCCATCAGATTTAACTAACTCGATATATTTTAATGGCTCATTTTCATTAGTTTCATTATATTCATACTTGATGTCATAAACAGTATTTCCTATAACTGCAATATCTTTCTCAATTTTAGCGACATATACAATTACACCATTATATAGTTCATTTTTTGGTATTGCTAATAATTCTTTAATATTATCAACCAATCTTATATTTCTAATTGTCTCTTTAAATAATGGTCTGTTATCAATAATTGTGTTGTTTTCATCAGTATATCCACTATCTATTCTATTAGTAAAAACAACATTATCATCTAAATCAAATTGGAAATTATAAATATTCTTATCGCTACCTATTGACTTAGAAAGCCATCCTCCATCCATCTGGAAATATGGATTACCGTCTAATTGCTCATCTTTATTGAATTGAGGGTAAAGATACCTTCTCTTAACTGGAGCATTGTTTCTACTTATTTCTTTAAATGCTTCAGTTGAAGATGATGTTGTTTGAATTGTACCTGTCCATGAATAATCCAATGCTTGAACCTTAATATAAGGAGAATAATTAGTAGCAGAACTAACAAACTTATCACTATATTCATATTCATCCCTATAAGCTACAGGAATTCCTTGATACGTCAAATAATTTAGTCTGTCTGCTCCATTAGTATTATACTTTGACACAGTTCTGTAATCGTAAGTGATTGTCTTAGTAGAGTTTAGCCAATCAATTCTATACATTTGGTGTGACGCATCCCATTGTTCTTCAATTCTATTGGTAAAAGAAGAATATTCTACAATTTCATAGTCGTAAGCATTTTTATTGTTTTTGTACTTACAATTATTGTTCGCTTCAACCCATCTTTTACTTTTTAAACCGAACATTCCTAATATCATTTCAATACCTTCAACTGTTCCTTTATTGCGCCAGATATAAGGAGAATTAATCTTTAACCTCCTCAAAAACTCATTGTTTGCTTCTAAATATGAATATTGCCTTTCATCAGTAAAAGATTTAACTCTATACTTTAAACGGTTATCAAGTTTACAACCGCATTCTTCTTCTTCATCTGATTCTTTGGCAGTTCCATCATAATAAGTTGAACCTGAAGCCTTTAAGAACTTGTACTGAGAACCAACATAACCGCAAGACACATCTTGTACAAAACTAGTATCACCGTCACAAGTAAGGACAAAATAGCCATCTTTAACGCTTGAAGGTAGGTTTTCTTTAGAATAAGGAATTACTTTTTCATCAGACGTTTGTGAAAATTGTCTCATGAAATATCTACTCCCAACAGAATTCTCTAATTGTGATTTTAAGGTATAAGTCGTATTTTCACTTCTATCATTTAAAAATACTTCCTTTAAACCATAAGGTATTACAAGTTTAACATCCCAACCAGAGTCAGTTACTGTATCAGTTAGGAAATAATCTGGTAAGTTGTTTCTTTCATCATATGATATGTTATTGGAATTTGCTATATTGTCTATATATGATTTAATTTCATCAAACTCTCTAGCAAAAAGTCTCAATGTTTTCTGTATTTTTTCGCCGCCAAAAACATATTCTTGCTCATCACCTTCATAGAACTCACGAGTAAATGTCCAGTCAAAATTCTTGATTGCCTCATGGGTCATAGACCTATATAAATTGTCGGTAAAATACTCGTCATAATATGCGCCTATCTCAGCTAATCTTGTTGTATATGTATTAAATCCATACTCAGATATATCTAAGTTGTAACCACCTTCAGCAGTAGGAAATACGAACTCTTCCATTTCTCTGTAATAGCCGTAATCATTTTCTTTGATTACAGAGAAAATAGCTTTATATTTAGGAGTTGTTTTCCTGTTTAATATAATTTTTTCAAAATTATCACATTCGTTATAAAACTTAGAAATATATTTCTCTGTTGGCCTTATGTGAATAGTAGTGTTTCCACTATAAAGGTAGCATAATTCATCACCCAACCAAGCTTCTATCTCAACATTTCCATCAGTAGTACCAATAGTTATAACTGCCGCTTTCTCTCCCTTACAAGGATATGGTGTTCCACTAGTTTCACTTGTGACTTTGGTTTCGCTAGTGTCCTTTGTGGTTGCGCTATAGTTTATGTATTGTTTTGTCTTTTTATCATACTCAAAATAATAATAATCAACATCCCAACTAGTGATTTCAATAGGATTTTCTTCATCATCATTTTCGATAATTTCATAGTTTTTATATCCTTCCTCTGCAAAGTATTTTAAAAAATCACCATCTTTAGGCATAGATATACTATGAATGTTTATTCCATAAGGATTAAACACATACTTTAAGTTTTCATTACCCAATAAAGTCTTTTCAACATCATCGTAATATTCACCGATTTCTTTTGTTGTACCACTAGTATAATAAGCATTTGGATTGTCTTTTGACAAATACAATTCTCCAGGAAATCTTTGTGCCAAATCTATAATAGCAGCCCTAAACATTTCAGACAATGAACCATAATAAGCAAAATCATTAAAGTCATAATAATCTTGCTTCAATACAATTTTTACATCATTTTCATCTTCAAATGGAGAAACCATTTCATCAACATTTTCAAGAGTCCATATAGTGCCCTCTGAGTTTTCATACCATTTTGGTTTATTGAATTGGTTTCTGATTCTTCCATCATTCCTTACAGAAATGATGAAATTGTTGCTACGATATATTGGCACTTGTCCAGGAGAGAACTGGTTAACACCACCAATCGTTGTAATGTCACGTTCCCATATTGTTCCATCTGAAACTGTCTGATGTTTTGATTTCAAAACATAGTTTGAATGAGATTTAATTAAAGCCATAATTATCCTATTTTATCGCTAATGGTTTGACTGAAATCAATATTGTTATTTTTGTTTTGTTTTACCTCATAAACTGGATTGCCAGTGTATTGGTCTTTAAGTGTAAAGTGTTCTGCTTGATGATATATTTCATTGTTATCATTATAAGTTGTAACAACTCCATTATCCAAATCTCTCAACTGGCTATTTTCAAGCATATAACTAATTGTATCTACATCATGCGTGGTTAACTCAATATCTATTTGTATTGGTTCAAACCAAGTATTTACCAACAAAATCCTTTGTGTTGGTTTACCGATATAAGGCGCTGCATTATCTTTAAATGTTGGCGCAGATGAAGGAGAAACAGTAACGAATATTAAACTAGAGCTGTCTTCATAACGGTATGTATATGATTTATCACTAGAGCTGTTAGGAGCTTGTACTACTGGTTCACATTTATTATTGCTAGTAATTATTCTATAAAAATCTTGCCTTCTTGAACTTTCATCAAGATATATAATCCTGTATCCAACAAGTTCATTGTTAGACCTAGCTAAAACTTTAACAGTGTCATCTTTAATCTGTTCGGTATCAATCACAAGACCCCTTACATTTGGAAATGCTGTAAGGTTGCCAACATCAGTTATAACAGTTTCTATCTCTCTTGGCTTGATATAAACAGTATAAAATCCCTTTTTATTGAACTCACTAATAGGAAGCTGTAAGTTATACATTCCCTCTATTATATTATCGGCATCTGTAGTAGATATATCTCTAACTGCTTGAGTTAATAAAGTGCTATCCAATTCCTTATATCTCATATTAGTAATGGAATCATAAGACATACTTTCGTGATAACAATAAGAAATATCAACCAAGCTAGGTATATGTCCGTTGCTAATGTTTATTGGTATTGTCGTTCCATATGCTCCAATCATATTCGTTTGTTTTTATCCTTCAATTATTTTAAAATATCCATTTCCATATTGTTCTAACGCCTCCAAAGAATATACTTCTCCTAACTTCAAATGCTTTTCAAAAGAAGCGTTTATACCTCTGTCTATATAAATATCTGAATCTATTTTTTCAATGGTAGAAATACCCATTTTATATTCTTCCCTAAATACTGGGAAAACCTCTAAATTGTTCCTCTTCGCCATATCTTTCCAATTGTCATATTCCCATTTACTACCATTTTTTATGTTAATAGTGGCTTCAAAATTAGCAAGAGCAACTTCATATGATGTACCGTATAATGTGGAATTAATAGCAGTTTTATCTTGCTCTAATTTGTATATGTATATTGGAAAATACACGTCATTGTTACTTGGTTTCAATTCATCAATTGGCAATACCTTTTTATTTGGTTTTCTTAGGAAATATTTTTCTTCAGTTTTAACAAACCTAACTGTTTCAGTATATTTAACACCAGTGTTATATTCTGTGTTGTCTGCTAACTGATAATGGCCACCCTTCGTTCTAGACAAAGTAGCACCAACATAATACGTTATGTCGCATCTTATATCATCCAATAATGGATAATCTTGTTCAACATCTTCTTTTGCTTTAGTTGCTGATTTTATTGCCCCTAATGAAGAAGTAATGGAAGTATCAGCAGTATCTGGAATTGTCTTCCTAGTTGATTCAATTGGTTTACCACTGCCATCACAATAATAGAACGACATTTCAGTTATAATATCACCAACAAAGTAGTTCGTATTTCCGCTTCCTATTTCATCTTCATCTTGAACAGTTAAACTAAATCGTCTTATATTGGCTGTATTTCCAACTTGATATATTGGTTCAATTTGTCCATATTGAGGCGGTTGCATATATTTTTTAATTTTGTATCGCTCAGGATGTTCTGCATCATAAGGTGTATCATAATCTGGTCTTACTTTGTATATACCCTCTAACTTTTGTCCAATATCATCAACCAATAAACTAGGATAACGCAAATCATAAAGTTTAGAAGCCGTTTTACCTGTAACTATTTTAGCATCATATACTGTTGTGGTGACTGAATCTTTATACAAAATGCACCATTTACCATTTCCATCACCACTAATATTAGTGCTTTGTGTACAATACCAATATAAATCAGTTTTTTTAAGCGTGCTAGTATCAGCTATATTTATTCTAGTACACCCACTTTCATAACCACTTGTATTACAATCAATTATAGGTACTGATTCGCCACTGTAGACAGTTGAACCAGTGCAGTAATAATTAGTACCTTCTTTATCTTGGAAAATTCCATCAACCCTGAATACCAAGTTTTGATTTACAACATTATATAATGTTGGAACTGTACCATCATTTTCAACCACATAATCTAAACCATGATATGTAATATAGTTTTTAAACTTTGTGGCTTGTTTTCCCCACCTAGGGAAAGTTTGGAAATCAGTTATGTTGAATATCTCATTATTACAATAACTTACACCTTTTTTACATTTATTACTTTCACATTCATTGTTCTCGCAACAATTGTTCTTTACTTTAAAGAACGTAAAATAATATACTGGAGTTGTACCACTGTAATACAATGTTCCATATGTTTTTTTACCATTTATAACAACATATGGTGTATCAGTTTCTCTTTCTCTATATACAAAATATGTGTTTCCACTTAAAAATGGGTCATTATAGTCGTAAATACCATATTCATGCCTTTTTATTTCGTACAAATAACCATCAATATACATTGAATTTGTTGATTCTATTTCATATACTTCAGCGCACAACTTTGCTTTAACTTGAGGGGTAATAGATGTGCCAGTCCACGTAACCTTTCTATTGTCCTCAGTGAAACAATATTGGTTAAATTCTGTAATATTAAACTCGTCTTCGTGACTATCAATATATGCTTGCGAATAGCTAGTAAAAGCTGTATCATCATATTTTTTTTCCATAAGTACTGGGTCAAAATAGAATCCAGGACCACTATTATTTTTTAACATCATAGAATCGCCACTTACTGTTACAACAGTTCCACCATGTGTATTACCATTATCGTACTTAATGGTTGTTCTAACCTTACCGCTTACAGTCTCGACAGTTCTGTAATCAGTACCAAGTTCGTAGTCTTTAGAAAATATACTAAATTCTCCCAAATCATAAACAGAATTCTGAAGCTCAGTTGGCAAAATAATGGTAGGAATAAAAGAGTTTACTGAACCGCTAACAGTCTCGTTAATGGTTTTGATGTTTTTTTGTACATCCTTATACCATGCAACCATTGCATCATAAGTTCTTCTGCCACCTTTTCCAAAATATTTTTCACAGTCACAGCAATCATCAACTTTTTTGTTTTTACAATCCCATAATTCTACCTCATTATCGGTATTTGGCTGATAATTTCCAAAATTAACCCCTTCTTTATCATAATCAAGTCTTTCTGCGAACCACGCAAGTTCTTTTACTACATCTGGATAAAACAGCGTTGTCCTATTCCAATAATCTCTATACTCAAAAGGTATTGTAAATCTAGGAACAATATTCTCACACATCCATTTATAAAGTCCTGCATCTACATAAGATGTTTTAAAGTTTTCTGTGGAAGAAACTATACCACCTTTTTCAGTAAATTCAATATCTAAATCTATATATGTTTGTTCATCTGTACCGTATATCATTTGGGTGGCATAATTTGATTTAGATTCATTAAGGTAATATTCAGTGGCACTAGAATATGTCATACTACAATGTCCGTAATTATTCAACAAATTATAGTATTCCTCAAAAAAATGATACCATTTACTAAACGTATCAAAAGACAATGTGTAACCAGACCCATCATCGCCATGTTCAAATTCGTCATATGGGTGTGGTATTAATTCCATTTCTCCATTAACTGAAATATTTCCATAGGAATGAGTTCCACTTACTAAATGATACTTGTCATATGTATAGCTAGAACTTGGTTTACGGTCTAGAACAATATTAACTGGCACCAAACCCCAATTACTAGTATATTCATATTTTCTTGCCCTTAATGAGTCATCATCAAAGTAATACAATTTATTATCCAAATAAGCTGGCAACACACTAGGCAATCTAGATGTCATTGGCTCTAATGAAATTGTTTTTTGTATCTTTCTCATAATCTATTATTTGTTAAAATAATTTATAGAAAACATATCTTCGTTGATATTAATTCTTCCTACTTTTTGTTTTCTAGGGTCAGTAGGTGGTGCGCTAGGATTTTCCTCAACTTCATCCATAATTTTCATTTCAAATAAATCAATATTCAAAATACCTTTTTTATGTAAAATATCTTTATTATTTTCTGTTAAATATCTTTCATCAATAACATAAACGTATTGTTTGTTGATAAAATCATACACAGCATAAAAAGGTATGTATAATTGTGAATATAAACAAGACAATGGTATTCCTTTCTTTAAATCTTTTATATCATTGCTATCACTTAATGTTAATGCTGAAATTGGATTTATTTTAAGATTTTTATAATCATTTAAATCAGTTGATGTTTTACCAGAAGCCCATTTCATAGGAACTAACATTGGGATTATTTTACCAATACCAGCGTGATTATATTCTATTTTCATATAAATTGGCTTTGGATGTAAATCCTCTGAATATTCCCTGAATATATAGTGATAGAAACCTTCTGAAGAAGTGTCTGTTTGATATTTGTTTTTAATTGTAAGTCTACTGCTTATTCTATGAGACTCATCAAATGTAACTGCACTTGCACCTCTCCAACTGCCTTTATAATGATTTATCTTTGTATAATTTTCATTTTTATTTTCTCCTAAAAACTCAGTCATCAATGAAATTTTATACACAACATCTGGTTTTGATGTATCAGCACTACTAATCTGACCTTGAGTATTTGCTGTATACTCCATTTCAGGTGCTTTAACTAATCCAAATGCATTAACATTTTTTCTAGAGTTATCAATTAATTTTTTGTATAACGAGTGTTCATCTACAAATACAGAAGAAGTATCCAATAATGATTGAGTCTGTGGGTCTATTGAATCATACAATGATAATCTAACAAAGGACTTTGCAACTTTTGATTTTTGATAGAATACATCATCATATGTAAAATTAAGCAATCCCATCAAATCAGAAGAATCCATAAGCTGTTTTTTCCTCTCAATGATTTTTTTCATTTCCTCTTCATCTTCACTTTCAGCTTCTAGCATGTCTTTATATGGATGAAAGTCGGTAACAAACCAGTTGTCAGTATCAGCAGATAATGATTCTGCTGAATCATATCTTTCGTTAACTTTCCAATTATCTAAGGTTCTAGTTCTAAAATGGAAATTTAAATTAATCTCATATATCGGTTTAAATTCTGTTAAAGAACCAATGTATTTTTCTTTATATTCTTTTTTATTTTCATCTGTTAAATCATTTAAAATAAAGTATTCATCTATTGCTTCATCAGAGTTGAAAATATACATTGGTGAATACACATCCTTTTCCATATCTACAATATCATTTATCGCTTTTTCTTTTTCCACCCTATAGAATTGGTCATTAACAATATCGTCTTGTATTGTGTTATTAGCATAATTGACATTCAAGTTTAATGGAATTAAAATGTGTCCACTTGGCACTAGTATTTTAGGATTATACTTCTCAGTATAAAACCACATCAAACTATCTTCAATGGTAGAATATGCATATCTATATTCCCAACCAGAGTATTCTGTAATTTCTTCATCACCGAACACCTTGTTTTTAACCATCAAACTCATAGTAGCTTGGTTAAGAACAACATCATTTACCATCAATTTGGACATATAGGATGAAAAACTTCTAGTTAAGTTGTTTGGTATAATTGGCTCACAAATTAACATAGAGCTACCAATCCTATCATTAACATTGAAAGAAATGTTTTTCCTTTCGCCAACAGAAACCACCTTTGTATATATTGGGTCTCCACTTATTATATCCTCTTTAATTACTAGTTTATAAGGTTTTCCATTAACTAATATACCATCGTGAGGGTTTATGTCGTAAAGAATATCAGATGCCCTCACTTCTCCATTGCCACATGTATCAACAGCAACCCTACCATATTTTCTCAACTGCCACTTAGTTGGGTCATCAGGGTCTTGTTTTAGCCTCATTGGTATATTTTCGCCATAAAATTCTACTATTGCATCTTTACCATCTACTTTACCATTAATGTAGTCAATAACGAATTCGTTAGCTAACCCTTTTTTTATTTTTTCTTCTAATGGTAAAGCTTCTTGTTCATTTGTTAATGCACTAACTGGCACTACAGCCCTATCACATAAATTCTCATAAACCTTACATTTTTTGCCATTATATAAGACGAATTCGTCTGTGTCTCCACTTTCTGCATCATAGTCTTGTAAGTTATAAACTACTTCCTCGTTTTCAGTTTTATATATGTCATAGAAAAACACTTCATCGTTTATATGTACTCCAGAATCATCGTTATTTATATAAACTATTATAAGATTACCATTATTACTGTTTTGTATGTCATGAGAAACAATTTTTTCAGCTTTCTCAATTATCACATAAGAAGAAATTTTATGTAAATCTTGAATTGTGAATATATTCAATTTTTCAGCATCTTCTTTTGTTAAAATTTTTTCACTGTCATAGTTTCTTATTGGGTATAATAATGGTTTTAATTGATTTTCCTTTCTATCAAATGGTTCAATGATATATTTTGGTATTTCGCACACAAACATAGGTCTAGCACTCGCTTCCCAATCTTCAAAAACAAATTCTGTATCTGATATATCCGTTTCTCTTACTTTAAGATAATTGTCTTTAAATGAAACATAGTAGTAATAATTACCACAACTAACATCTTCAAAGTTACATTCTGCGTATTCTTTTGATGTAATCGTGAATTTGCAAACCTCTTCATAATTTTTAGTATCATAAGGATGAAGCACAATTTTTTCAGCCTCTGGAACAATTTCGTTGGCCTCGCCAGTATTAGGGTCTTTTTCCAATCTAAGAGGTGCTCCATTTTCAAAATATCTTAAAGTTCCATTAGAGCCTTCATTTGGGTTAAATAAATAAACATCACCATCTATATTAACTTGACCGTTTTCAATCCAATATATCGTGTCTATTAAAAGTTTATTTACATTAGCATCACTTTTTATTTCTGTAGGATATATGGTTTTTTCAATTGGTTTGCCAACTTGGTCAACTAAAAAGTCAGTAATCATAAAACATTCGCTAGGATTAGGATTACCTTCTGTTGGGTTTGGCTTTATCTTATAGTAATATTTGCCATTGATGAATACACATTGGTATTTCTTACCATTTTCATCTGTAGCACCATAATGTACCTCTTTACCACTAGAATCAAATATTCCAGTTTTGTATGTGGTTACGCTTCCACTTATAATTTCATATGGTTTCTTTTTAACAACAATATAGCCTTGTCTTGTTACTGTTTCACAATCTAACCTATTACCAGACTGAATACCGTAATAGTCATTTCTAACTATTAGAGAATTAAATCTTTCAAGATGATAATCCGTTGACGTAACGCCACTGATAAATGAAAGGTCTGGAGAGATATATTTTTCTCTCCAAATCAATTCATCTTGATTTAAACCATTACCACTTACTTTAAATTTATATTTTAACATACTATTTCATCTTCTTTAGCGTAGTAATTTTCAGTTGCAGTATCCATTTCATTACCAAGAATATCGACTTCAGAATAAAGCCCCCATTGATTGTGTGGGTCTTGTCTTCTAGTGTACAAATCAATTCTTTTGTTTACATAAAAAGCACCATTAGTAAAAGGATACTCTTCTATGGCATCTTTATTGATACTGTCACCATTGTTTAACAAATCTCTCCAAATGATTCTACATGTGCCATCTTTCAAAACTTTAGCATAACTAGGAACATCTAAATTGTCGATTTTAAATAGTTTATAAGCTGCATACAAATCATCTTTAGGTGTTAACGTATCAAGAATCGGATTGTTTTCATCTTTCATTATATCACAAGCAAACTCTTCGTCAGAATCCAAATAAACAGTACAAGTGAACACATTATCATTTATGTTTTCAATTGTTTTAAGAATATAGTATTTTTCGTTGATTCTGTCATAAATCATTGATTTATCTCCGAATTTTAGAAAATGTTTCTGTAATGTTGTTATTTTATATGTTCCTGTAGACAACCAATGTAATTCTCTTATTACAAGAAAATCTGGCATCACCGTCTTAACTTTATCGAAAGTTTTAATTGGTATTTCATAATGAGGGTTATAATAATATCCTTCTTTAAATGAACATAAATTAGTTTTTTTAATGTCTATATATCCATAACTTCCCAACACAAATGCATCGCCAATATCATAATCATCTTTTTCTATTTCATCATAATTAAAATTCAAGTAGTATTTTTGCGAATTAGTTGATGTACACTCCCTTTGGCTTGTGTTAAACCTATGAAGAATTGGTTGTATACTCCTTTCAATTGCGTTATAAGCATCGTAATAGCATAAATCTCCATAGAAATGCTTGTCTGTTTCATAAGACACCTCAAAATCATTTATCCTCAAATTAGAGTCTCTAGTATACAGATACCTTCTTTCTTCTCCTCCGTTAATAACGCTGACATCATATCCGTTTTTTCCATCAACATTGTTTATTTTTTTAATTGATACAACATCTTCATTATATATTGACTCTTCCGATGCATCTATCCCACAAGTTATCATACCAAAACAATGTGAAAACTCTACATTTTCAGCTTTAGTTCTTATAAGTTGCCCAGACCAATAATCATTAGGGGCATCAAATCCATACCATTCTTTATAACCTTGATTGTTTTTTATTGCTGTAAAATAAAGGCTAGATAAAGGTCTACCTAAGTTGTCTTTTAAGTATGATAAATCTATGTCATCTGTGAAAACGATTTCTGAAATATCATCGCCATAAATGTTTTTAGCAAAAGCAAGCTTACTCAAATGATTTTCAAATTCATATTCTTTAGCTTGATAATATGATATGGTTTCTCCTGAGTTTTTATATATTTCATATTCATTTGACGTGCTAGCACTAGCATATTTAAAATTAGGCAATTTAGAAAAAATCCTTACATAATATTCACACTCAATATCACCTACCACTTTTTTATAGGATATTTGTTGAGCTTTGTCATCAAGATTAACATATCTATCATTAACAATATAGTATTTAAAAGACTCCTCTGGTTTGCCTTTAGTATAATATTTTCTAGTTATTGAATCTATGTTATATATAACATAATTATCATCGTCATCATTTGTTTTAGCAGAAATATCTTCACTGTATAAATCTTTATCATCCAAATAAACCCAATATTTACTTATCTGAAAATAAGAATTGAATACTGTGAATATATAATCATCAACAACTTCTGCTACCTCCGCATTATCAATTATCTTTCTTGTTACAAGAACATCTTTTTCGTTTTTAACAGAATACTTATTATTAGGATTTTTGTCCTCTTTTTGCAATTCGGCTGACAAATAACTAGCTTCATCTTTACTTTCAAATTTTTCACTAACAATAGTTCCGTTTTTCTCAACCCAGTATAAATCAGTGGTATACGTTTTATATATGTTAACGTAATCACCAACATCTAAACCATGCTTCGCAATACTGTATATGACAAGTTGTGATGTTCCGTTATCTGACCTTGTGTTCTCATCAAAATATATGGCTTTCATTGAATTAACGCCATCATTACATTCAATAATATCAGTAAATGGACTGTATATCTTTGTTTCTTTACCTTCCACCTTAACAGTTTTTATATAAGGTGTAAATGATGAGCTAGGATATGTTATGCAATAGTTCCAATTCTTTTCCAATCTATTCTGATATTCATTATATTTAGGAACAAATGAAAACAAATCATGAGAAGGGTACATGTCAACAAAATCACCAGAATTATAATACATTAAAGGTCTTTCCATATTAAGCTCTTTATCAAGTTTAAAATTAGAATAAGACTTAATTTTAGATGTATTTTCAAAGCCAACCCAACCATCATATTTATAAATTAGTTTTTTCTTAACAGTATCTTCAAATGTATCTATGTTATCGGCATCGTATAAATGCATAGCCACAAATTTTGCCCCATCTGGAACGTTTGCTTTAATAGGAAAATAATATTTCTCGCAAATTTTATGTCCAGTCACATCCCTCATTAAATCTGCAATGGTATTAAAAGCTGAATAAGTTGCATTAGAGCCGCCATCAGGCATTTTGCAGACAGTTCTGAACGTATTACTTCTAATTAAATGGCTATTCAAAAAATCTAATCCACAATGATATACAAAACCTAAATTCGATAATTGTGTATCTCTAATAGAGTTTGTAGGATGTAGCCAGTCAGTAGTAGGATTAATCCTTCCATCATCATTATGCTTAAGGTCATTAGTAAGGGCTGAAATTGGTTTACTTCTATCATTATTTAATGAGTTTTTTACTTTCCAGTCTTCTGATTGGTATGTCATACCATTACTGCCCCAAAATCCCATTTCTTCATTCTTGTAGAGAACGCCACTAAACTCAGTATTATCACCGACACCATAATTTACATTAACGACATCGTTACTTCCTTCTCTCTTAACTATCTCAGTTATTTTATTGAATAAAACATTAGAACACAATGTATTAACTTGACAAGTTAATCTTATTTTGTTACAATTTCTTCTTTCTTCAAGATACTGGTCATATTGGCTAATAACTTCGGCAACGTCATTGAAGGGTAATAATTTCCTATTACCCCTCAAATTAACGCTTACACTACTACTAGTGTTGACAGATTTTTTACTGTCATATGAATTAAGAAATATTTGTTTATCCATTTTTAATACTGAAATCTGTTTTTAGTTTTTTACCTATTGTCATTTTATCTTTACTGTGCTCTGCCTCAATAATACATTCACCTCTGTCATTCACTTGATAACACTGGTTATCTAATGCTATTGTGAACTCAGACAATTTATATGTGAAATTAGATGGAGTTTTAGCATAAATTTCAACTAATGCTCCACTACTCCAATTATTATCTATCATAATACCCATATTCTGCGTCCATTTAACAACAAAGTCTAAGAAATATACGTCATCTCTACTTTTCTTTGAAAAATAAAATTCATTACAATTTACATAATATATATTATTTGCATTATCCGTAAACTTAAATATATATGACATCATTTCATAATTAGCAAAAGCTTGACATTGCCATGCCGTAGGAAGGCCAGTAGTAGAGAATTTCATTCTAAATGCTAATACTTGAATATGTATCTTGGTGTTAGCACTAGCGTTGGCAGCTTCTGTAGCAGCACTAGATACCATTACATAAGATGCTGGGGTGTCATAACTAGTTGCGACCCCCTCATCATTAATCTCTACTGGAATACCTGGGTTATTAGGCGTTGGTTTAAGTAGCACATGTCTTGCATCAAATAAATCAGAACATTCTACCGTTCTAAATCTTCTATTAAGCATATCCTCAGATTTATAAAGATACTCTCTATCAATAACTATTGCAAAAACAGAAGCGCCATTGTCTTCGTTTACATCAATTGTATATCCGAATAAAATGTTAGCAAAATCAGTGTCATCAGATTTAAGCCATTCTTTATCTCCTTCAACAGTTTTATAATAGAACTGACCCTTAGTGGGAGCACCATTTTTCAACGTAAAGCCATCACTAATCTTCACTCCATTAGGTAATGTTGTGTCTTTATTAATGAACCAAAATGTTTGATTAGGATGGTTAAATTTATGTAATTTAATAGCTCTATCTGTTAATATGTTATATATATCAACGCCCCTTATACAAGCATCTTGAGTTGTTGGATTATTCAATGATGCTGTTTTATAGTATGTAATACCATCTACATAATGACCATTAGCTCGGCAAATATATCCTAAGTCTCCTGTGTTTGTATCTCTAGTTAATACTTTAATCATTATAGGAACTCTAGTGTATATATCAAAATCGTCACTTTCCCTAGGTGTAAACTTAAAGTTTAAAGATACACTATCAGCCACAAACTTTACATAATTATCGTCTTCTACTGACAATTTCTTAAATACGACATTTCCATAGTCATCATTGCCCTCAGTAGGCGGTATAAACTGTATTGGAGAAGAGAAATCGAAACTAAAATCAAATGATTCACCATTACTTGCCTTTATTTCAAGTGAATTATCTGGATTTATATCCACATTAGTTCCATAGCCACATGAAATATATGAAAAATCATATCTTTCAGCAGGATAAATGTTTCCAACATCCAAATATCTAATGGTAGGATAGTTTTTATCAACTGCCACCCTTTCTCTATTAAATTCCCAGTTATAACCTAATTGGTTTTGGCTGCTATACGGATAACAATATACATAGAAAGGTAGACTCGGTTCGTACATTCCAGCTGGGCCACCTTGTTCGTTATTACAATAATATCCTAATCGTGTTCTGTTAAACGCTGACCAATATAAGTTTCTTATATCAAGAGTACCAAACGTAGATTCATAAGGACGTTTTATTATTTGAGAATCGCCCTCATCAGTCTCCCATACAGAATCGGTAAGAGCCGCATTATAATATGTTTTGGCATCTTCATAAGGTGAATCAGATGAAGAATAAGAATATTCTAGTCTATTATTCTTAGTGAAACCATTGTCACTTGTGTTTGCAGAAACTATATTATAGTCTTTGTCATAAGACATTTCAATTCCATTATATGTAAAACCGTATATTCTAGTAGATTTCCACACTCTATCTACAGCTGGGTTCTCATGTAAAGAAAAACTATCACCAAAACAAGGCCCTAATACAGTTAAGTCAAAATCAAATCTCCTATCAACGAATAAAGACCTTAAATATGGTTGAGTTTTACTCATACGCTGACAATCAGCAGTTTGATTATCTTTTGAGTTATATGCCCTTATAAAATTAGTAATAGGTCCAGTTATATCTTGACCTAATTTTTTAACACTAACGTTATCACCATAAGGAAACTGCGTAGTATAATTTGGAAGTCTCATTGTGTTTATATCACAATTTATAGCAGACGTAGACACATATCTTCCGTTTTGCGTGAATGCAGCAAAATAATTACCCAATTTGTCGCTGTTCTCATACTGTTCGTTCCATAGTGGACCCATGCTGCTTCCAGTTCTGCCAGAATATATTCTAGGTACTATATGAGGGAATGATGAATCTGGTAGTGTTGCAGTATTATAATCGTTAAGAACGTATTGACTAAACATTAAATCCATTTCCTCATAACGAGGTACTACGCTTCTATATAATATCCTAGAGCCACCTCCAGTTGCAGTATATTCAAACGTAAGGTCTGAATTTTCAGTTACATAAGCCGCATCAGAAAGGCTAAACATTGTATTGAATTTATACTGTAATATTCTTTGTCTAGTATCCAAAGAATCAATACCTAAATCCAAATCAACAAAATCTTCCCACGTTCTTTCATTATCAGGAGTTGTCGGAACAAACCTATATGTGTCTTCTTGATGCAAACCATACCAACCCTTTATATGTGAATCTGTTTCAGAACTACTATAGAAATAACTTTGATTTGCTACAGTAGCTTGTTGATTGTCATTTGTAGTTCCAAGCATAAACTTAACTGGCATTGTGTTCAAATATGTGTTGAAGTTTTCACCATTGTTAATTTGTACTGAAATTGATGTAGTATTATCAACTAAAATACAAGCATCTTCGAAACAGCCACAATATTGGGATATTGTAAGAACAAAACTAGTTGGTTGATAAACATTAAACACAATGGCATATGTTCCAGTTCCATTCCCATATTCATCTAAATTTTCAACCACACTAACCCAATAATGTGCTATGCTAGCCAAATCCCAAGATAAACCACCTGTTGAGGCTGCAATTGAGGACGGACGATTATTCTGGTCACATAAACAGTCCATAGTTGTTAACCCAGACTCAACATTAGCTTGTAATGTGATTAAAACATTAACATCTAACATTGGAACTTCCTCGTTTTGCCTTTCAGCATGAACATTTAATCTATAAAGATTATTTACATATGGAAGCGCAGTGACATTAGTAACATTTTTTATGACAAAAATATAGCCGTCTACGGAAATATTAGTTATCTTTATTTTACCATACAAATTGTTTTTATCATTACAAATAAAATCAATTCTACTAGTAGCTTCATCATAAAACTTAGTACCCAATTCTTCAGTTTCTACAGTTGCATTTATTTTTGTTTTCTCCAAATTAACTTTTTCAGAAACCATTTTACCCTCTCTATCTATGAGTTCAAGTACATATATTTGGTTATCTAAGTGTTCGATGATTGTTCCTGTTCCATTACTTTCGATTTGGTATTTAACATTACCATTTTCGTTAACTTTAACACATTTCTTACCACCATCTTCTATAAAAGTTCCACCTATGACGAAATCTGTCATAGTCATTCCACTTTCCCTAATTATTTCTATATTATTTGAATCATATAGAGCATAGGTATATGGAGCTTTAATATCGTCAACCATGACCCTTATATATCCATAAGCATAGTTTTGACTGTAATCACATACTGTAGTAGTAGTGTTAGCATCATATTCTATTGGGCAATATGATTTGCCTTGTGTTTCTATTATTGGCGTAAACGGCATTTTAACATTTTTGAAACATACAGCATTAAACATTTCATTAAACTTATCAATTGCAGTACTTCCAGGTTTTATACCAAAATAAAAATAGAATGAGTTATTATACAAAGGCATATGATGGTCATTATCATCTTTATGAATGTAGAAATGCCTTATTCTACCTTCAGGATTATCATTTTTGTTTCCGCTTTCAGCACCCAATCTAAATGTTAAGTATTGTTCATCCCTTTCATCAAAAAGAGCTTGCCTAAAACTTTTTTTATATTTTTTCATGGGTATTTGAAGCCTTCCATCAAAATCGACTGGATAAATAAACTTAAACTTAGGAATTAAATAATTCGTATTATCATCAAGTACTTGTGTTGTGTATCCACTAACTGAATCTTGGTAATCTTGTGGAATAAAGCCAATATGATTCATTGTTGCAAACATAGCGCGATTTTCCATGTCATCAAGTTCTAATTTGTTTATAAAGCCATCAGTCTCGAAAGGTGCTACTTCGGGCTGTTTTGCCGTGCTTGAATTTACATAACTCATATCGTATGACATATCAAGATTAACACCATACTCGCTAAGTCTTTCAACATTAAAACAAGATTTTGGTCTAGTTTTTGCATATGTACATGCCAAATCCATAAACAATCCAGTTCTATAAACTGGAACTTGTTTATTTCCGTTATGACCCCAATCCATTCCTGTTGTTATCGTTGTACCTGAATCTTCTCCACCGCCAGTATCAACATTAGAATCTTCATCATCACCCTTGGTAATAGACTCCTCTTCAATTGTAGCAATTGGAGGTACATTAGCTGTGGTTGATGGTAATGATTTGAAGAACTGAGGGATGCCATATAGGTTATTTTCTCTTAAATTACCTAAAAGTATAATATCAGTAGCATAAAGTCTTATTGCTGGGAAAGGATTTATCCTTTCTAGCATTGCCAAATCTTGATTAGTAACATCTGTTGTTGGTTGTAATGCAACATAATAATATGCTGTTAATCCATCTTTATTTTCAACAGGTTTAATCAACCCATTAAAATATCTAACTCGGCTTTTTTTAAACTTGTGCCATCTTTCTTCTTTATCTGGAATATCACTTTCATTTATTTCCAAAGAATTGTTTTTATAGTTAACATCACAAGTTACATATGTTTTAAGCTTACCATATTTCTTATCACAACTGCAATACTCGTTTTTAGCCCTAGACTTAATTAGTCCAAATAACCAAGACTTCTTTTTCCTTTTTCTCCAATACCATAATGGCATATAAAGGCATCCATTAACCCAATCTTGATATAGGTCTAATTTAACCACTTTAAAATCTTGTGCTAATTTTTGCTGTATTTTATCTATTAACTCTTCATTGTTAGAGCTTTTAGTACAGTTATTTCCCATGTCTGTTGGACAATCAGTATGCCTACAGTCAATGCTACCAGGACATCCACATCCTGGATAATATGCTACATTACCTCCATCAATTCCACCTTGTATGTTTATACATCCTATAAGTTTTATATCAGGTATTACCTTTTTAAGACCTTTACCAACCAAAGGTAGTTTACCAATTAATCTTCTAAACTCTCTAAAAATGTTAAGTATTTTATTAATCGGTCTTATAATGAACTCATTAATAAAATATATCACATAAGTTACTATGATAAACACGAGACAAATTACCATATAAGTAAATGGTAAATCTATATTAAGTTTATTAAATGGTATTTGGTTTTGGTCTGCTGCTAGGTTTGCTCCTTTTAATGCGCTATAATTCTTAGAATAAGCTCTGTGAGCAACTTGTGTTTTAGGAATATAGTTTTTAATGCTGTACACATTATTCCAATACAAGTCACGGAAACAACTCTGAGGGGTAGACGTGCCAAATGTATACATCCTTTCAACTTCTTTACCACTAATATTAATGGTTGGAACGACTTTTGTCTCGTCAAACATAGGATTCATAGGCACAAGATACTTGGCAGTGTGTCTTGAAATAGCCTCATCACCAGTTTCATCCTTGCTTATTCTAAACCTAACTTGAGTTCTAGTTGCTATACCCTTATTTGGATTGTCGGTTGGAACTATATTTCCATATTCATCAGTTCCGATATAGTCCAAATTCATTGGAATCTGATAACACCAGACTCCATCGTTATTTATTAGTCTATTTCCTTTAATCTGGTATTCCTCAATAAAACCATCAACAGTCTTACGAATCATTTCAATAGTACCCTCACTAGCCACCAACTGGTCATTCATACCATTGTTTACGCTTGGGGCGCATTTATGACCAATTGAATTGCTTCCATTGTCTGACACAATAGAACCCATAAACACACAAGTTGGTTCAAACTTATATTGAACTTGTATGTCACTTCTAGTTATTGCAGCAACACCATTATCAACATCACCCCAGAATGGATACACAAAAACGCTTTTATTTTGTGAAATAATCTGTGCTAAATTGTCTAAGTTGGTACTCTCCTTAAATTGCTTTGGGCTATCGAACATTTCAAGATTATAACCCTTGTATGTAAAATCAGTAGGTGTCTGAGATAATATACCAATATCTGACAAATCAATGTCAACATGTAATTTTTGACTTCCACTAGGAACGCCAAAAATCATATAGTCACCAGCGTTATTAGTAACTGTAGTGTATTTCCAATACTTGTCATATATTTCTAACTGAATGCTATCATCTAGTACTAATCTTTTGTTTGGGAATGTTCCAACAACCCTATAGCAATCATTATCGCTATAGTCTGGCAATATATTATACCTCCTACCTTCTCTGTCCTTAGACATTACATCTGAATATGGGTAAATGGACTCTATTAGTGTAGAATCATTTTCGTCTCTTTCAATGAACAGCGATATTTTTGCATTAGAAATACCAAATGCATCATTAGCAAGAACCCTTCCAATTATAACACCATAATTGGAAGAGTGTAATCTGTAAGCATCTTTCTGTCTTAACTTCAATGACAAGATTTCCATGAAATCGAAATCTTGTTTCATGTTTACATTAAGAACAGTATCACTTGCTATGTTTGTATGTATTCTATAGTTTTTTTCCATTACTTAACTTTTCTATAAATTTACTTGGAACTTTAATACCCATTGTCTTTCCGACCAATAATTGGTAAGACAGTATAATAATGATAATAGGAACAGTCAATACCATAAGAGGCATAATTAAAAGGCCAACTATAATTCTTTTGATGGCTTTTACCAACTTTCCAAAATAACTATCATTTTGATTTTCGTTTTGCTTATTCTGAAGCTCCGTAACTTTTTTACAATTACATCCCATAACATTAAACTAATCTACATTGAACTTGAATATCGTTCTTAGGATTTCTTATCTCATACATCGAGTTATAATCACCATACAATACCTTATCTATTGCCATAAGGTCTATTTCTGCTGACATTGATGCGTTATCTTTAAGTATAAATGGTGTAGAACTCACTACCTCACACGTTCCCTCTGTTACTTCTGGAAGAGGGCATTTATCGCTGCTGTAACCTCCGAACCATATCTTATATACTCTTAGACTAATTAAGCTGACAACACCATCAAGCAATGTTATTTCCTTTTCCAAGTCACCAACAAATATGTCATCACCCATATCGTGTTTATTAACATCAAAATATGCTGCCACTTTATTAATGATTGTTTCTATAACGTTACCTGCATTATAGTTTTTGTCTATAAACACATCAATTGATATTCCAATATTATAGATGAGCCCACTTTTTATTTCAATATAATCATTAATTTGTTTATAATGAGACAAATACTCTATAACGTTTCTAACTAGCCTATCTGGTAAAGCTGAATCCAATTTTCCGCTAGCGTTAAGACCCAAGAAATCCATTTCTACCTTATTATTGGTCTCAATGGCACAAGAACGGAAAGGAGCACCATATTTAGGAGGCATCTGCATCAGTTTTACTTTATAATCTTTAACTGTAACAGCACGATTCTGTGCGGCAGTATTATACCTCATTAAGTGTTTTATCTCTTCTTCAGATGGCATATCCTTACCAGCGACAGCAGTTGATAGGTTTGTAACTTTCAAAGAAGAAATAACTCTACCACCCATATTTCCATTCCATCCTTGTAGTTCAGTGCTTCCGCCCCACTCTATGTTTGCAAGAGAAATGGTGTTAATTGAACCAGGACCTAAATTACTTGATATGCCGCCACCAACACGATAAAGGATAAACATACTCCATCCAGCTTTAGGCAATATACCTAACATATTATTGTTAATTAAATTAGAAGCAACGCTGTCTGAATAGCTTGTTGCACTCTCAGGCACTGAATCATACCCATTTCCTGCCCCAAAAATAATTTTTATATAACCATTATCAGTAAATTCAGTAATGTATTTTTGCGTTAATGGCTTCCATCTTCCAATGTAATATCTACTAGTTCTTTGAGTATCACCACTTTCTGTGAATTCTGTGTAATCTTCGTAGAGTTCAGGTTGATATTTGTCTTTTATAACAAAATTGTCTATGTTACTATCTGTACCAAATCTCCATTGGTCTGCCAAAGAATCACATTCAAAAAACCTATATGTCATAACTGCTTGACTGCTTTTTCTATACTCCTCTTCGTCAACATAAAATTCCCACAACTCAGGCGCACTAGAAAAGTCACTAGACTCTTTAAAAATGATTGATTCAACATTCATCACATCATTTTCTGGAAGTACAAATTCCATAAATGGTTTTAAATCGTCAGCATTAATAATTTTCTTATATATTTTTGATATACCATTAATGGCAACTACAGATTTTGACACAGTATAACTAGTTATATTACCATTGCTATCTCTAGATGGGGTAATGGTTCTATTTGAAAAACCATTGCTATTAAACTGATTTTTAAAATTAACATCCTCGGTTAATTCAAAGTTAAAAGCCCCAGCAGAAACAATACTAGATTTAAGCAATATTGGAGCATAATTCCAATCAGGAATGCTTATATTCGTTGAATTTAATGGTAATTCACAACTAATTTCCACCTCACACATTGATGCTTTACGTCCAGGAATCTTAAAACCATTAGCCCTAGCTTGATTAAAAATAGTGCTCCTTAAATTTGCACTATCAATATTTGTCTCTTGATACATTCTATCTGTATGGTAAGACAAATCATCACCTACTGCTGATACAAGGTCTATAAACCAAGCACCAACACTAGAATCGTTAAAACTATCAGAAAGTTCAGGATAATATCTATTGCTAAACTTTATAAGTTCTTCTTTAATGCTATTAAAATCTCTGCTTAAATAATTAATTTTCTTTTCCATTATAATTGTACTGCTATGCTATCATTAGTTACTTTATTCCCTTCCACAACGCTATAATCCAATCTAATGAATACTTCAGATTCATCTTCTGCGTTTTTTACTACATGTATGTCTCGTAAAGATATATTAGTTGCCCATCTGTTAACTGAATCTCTTATTTCATTCTTAACAGATTCCCAAGTCATACCATCACTCTGCTCAAAAATATACTTAATTAAATCAGTTCCAAACTCTGGATTTCTTATTCTTTGCCCCTTTGGAGTAAAGACAATATGCATTAACTGACTTTTAACTTTATCCTTTAAAGTGTTGTTGGCATCAACAAAAAAATGTTGAAAGCCATCAGACGTAAAGGGATATTTAATACCGAAATACTGTTTTTTTGCCATTAGTTAAAATTATTTCTTATAAGTATCTAAAAAATAATAATTTTAATGATTTTATAAATAAAAAAGGTGACGATTACTCGCCACCTTTCTTCTTCCAAAACAAAAAAGTATTGTCTTCCATTTCGTCATCTTTTATGACGTAAAACCTCTGATTTGTGGTTTCCTTATCCAAACCACCCAAGTCTTCTTTATACTCTCCAAGTTTAATAAAATCAAAGTTCTTCAAAGAAATGTCTTTGGATAACTCGTTTCTACCACTGTACCACCCTACTTTTAACTTCTTAAAATGCTTTAAATAAAATGCATATCCATTGATATATTTGGGTTCTCTGTCACCACCCATAAAACAAACACACGTTATACCACTGTTTTTCTCAAGCAAACTGTTAAGTTCCTTTGCCGTTAATTCTGTTCCTTTATCTTCCCATAAAAACTGTGAATGACATCCCTTACAATGACAAGGGCAATTTGTAATGTTAATCGCTAAAGTAATTTCGTTAGGTATCTCTTCAAATACCACCATTGCATTATAATATTTTACCATAAATTTACCTTTTTGTTATGTAATCCCAATTTGAATCTTTTACATACAACCCACATTCACATTTATTTTTCATTGTGTAGTCAGTGCAAGGGCAGTGCAAATCTTTACCCTCATAGTCCTCAGAATTATGCACACAAGGGCATAAACCATCGTTCTTCTCACACCTCTTGAGTATTGCATTGACAATTTTGTCATTTGGGTTTAAAACCCACCCATCTTTACGCAATATTGAAATCATCTTCTTAAATCTTTAGTTTCATTATGTAATCAAAACTCACCTTCTCGCACTTTATGACATTAATGACATTCTCATCTATTATTACCACATTCTTCTCACCGCTCAAGTCTCTCTTTGAAAGCTTTCTTGTGTTCATGTCATATATAATTCCGTTGTACCCTTTTGACAACAGCAATTCATTCATTTGGTCATCCGAAAAGCCGTTAGTCTTTTGTATTCTGATATACTCATCCCTGCTGATATAATTAGGGTTCTGTATTTCAACGGTATAAATGTATGCATACCTTCTAACGGAATCTATTTCTTTTAAGAAATTAACCCATTCTTCCCTATTTCCGACACCATCGTTTATAAACTTGTTTACAAGCCTCTTAACAGACACTGTGTAGTTGTTGTTAAGATATGACGTTAAAATGCCGTTAGGGTCATCATATGAGTGTACACATGCGTTGTATTTATCCATTAGGGTTTCAGTATGTGACAATTCATCAGCATAAAACATTGCCGTTTCCTTATCAGTTGTAAAATAGAGACCCTTTCCGAAATCTTGCGAATGCTGTCCAGTGTTTATTTTGGACATCAAGAACTTGTCAAATTTGTGTGGAGAACCATGATACAACAGTGTAGGGAGCATGTTTTTACTCTCTAGTGCCTCTTCGATTACTTTTTTTATTATATTATTAATTCTTTTATTTATCATAATAATCACACGTTATTGTAATTTCTCATACTTTCCTCAACTTGTCTAGCTTCGTTGAACGAACTCACCCTCTTCAAGTATCCAATTATCCTGGTTAAGTAATCTATATTATGACTGCCGCATTTAGGACACGTATCAATAGTATCTTTACTTATATAGCCGCAATCATTGCAAATGCTGTTTTTACAATTAAAAGTAAAATATGAACAGCCATATTCAGAAGCAACTTTCAAAAGTTGTCTATATTGCGCAAAAGATAAATGTTCATTTATATTAATATGACAAGCTTGTCCTCCATCTAACCATTTAACGAAGTCATTACCATGTAACTTCATTTTATCTAAAATAGATAATGAATCATCTTCTGGGTTGAAAAAATAGCTGCTATACATAATGTGTTTTGGTGATACATAGTATCCGTCTTTCTTATCCCAATTATAGTTCTTGTTTGAAAGGTTCTCACCAGGGACAAATTCACAGTTGTACATGCAGTCTCTAGTCTTATCCTTTCTATTTGAAATGTTGATGGTTTCAAGAACATTGTTCACAAACTCCTCATAATCAGCATTTAGATTAGGCTCTATGCCAAGGAATTCTGCTGCATCTGTCAAACCATTTACACCAACTGTAAGGTATTGCTTACGCATATTAATGAATCCAGCTCTATACACATCTAGCATCTTGGCATTGAGGAAATCCTTTATAATGTCATTAAATGCCCTTTGATACTTGTGTACTCTTTCAGTCATTTCGGTGATGCCGTTTGAAATGTACTCATACAGCACCTTTTTATCACTAACTTTATTGATGTCAACCTTTGCACCGTTCTCTAGTTTAATACTTTCTATCTCTTCAAAATACTGTCTTGTAGCGTTCTGTATAACACGGTTAAGATTGATGGTCATAACTGACTTTGAACCAGTTGCTACGGACGCAGTACCCATAGAGAATTGGTGTGTGGTGTGGTTATGCTCATCATCCTCACCATCTTTAAGAGAGTTTCTAAGTCTGCAACATGAACTCAATGAATCTGGTGAGTCACTTAAATAGCAGAAGAACGAATGCCCTTCAGCCCACATTTCAGCAGTGAAATCAGCATATTCCTTATCAACTATATCATGGCCATCTGTAAGCATTGCCATTGTCTCTACTGGGAACGTCAACACATATTTGTTTCTTTCCTCATTAAACCACTTCATAAACTTCTTTTGAAGCCAAGACAGTGTTTCCCACTTTGGTGCTGTTCCATCTGGGAATCTGAATTCCCCAAATACTCCATCAAAATAGTTCTTGTCGAAATATCCGACATTCCAAAATACAGTTTGATAACCACGATTACCTGCTGGCATGTTCATTGAATGAACTACTTGTTGGAATGCATTTTCAATGACTTGTTCAAGTGTTCTACCCTTTCTGTTTAGTTCAACAACCTTATCTAATATTGTTAGATAATCGTCACCATAGTCTTTTCTGATGAAATAATCCATATACATTAGGAATTCAGGTGTAGCCACAGCACCCATAAACTGTGATGACACAGAATATACAAGGTTTATAAACTCTCCACAATATGATTTAAGGTCGGTTGGGGCTTTTGACTGGCCACCTAGATTTCTTAATCCATCCACCAAGAACGGATACATTGTGATTGCCACGCAGTATGGGTATCCTGGAGTTCCACTCTCGTCATGCTTATATAACACATGACTTTCCAAGTCTTTAATGTACTGGTCTGCAAGTTTTTTAGAATATAATGCTCTAATTTTGTTGTGCATTATATATCTGTTCTGCATAATATTTTTCCCTTTATGAAGCTCTTGGCCTAGGGTTACAACATTTTTGTTTTCTACATTGGCATTTGAGTCGTATTTTGAACCAGTTGATGCATTTGATGCGTTGATGTAATCTTGAATGAAATCTCTGTCTTTCTGCAACACATGCTGCTTACCTTCTTTTTCCTCATAGTTCTTAATGTAAGCTCTAGCCACTTTTTTGTTTACTGACATCAAAGCTTCTTCAACTTGTCTGCGTATTTCCTTTGAGCTTATCTTGTCATAAATGAAAAGATTCTTAATTAATGATTCAATAAGTCCATCAGGACAGACCTCATTTACAGCTACATATGCCTCGCAAATTCCATGCTTTACCTTCGAAGGGTTATATTCTTCAAAGTATCCTTCGCTTTTTCGTACTTCCATTAAAGCAAAACGTTTTTATTCATTATTTTCATGTTCAATCGGTTAACCTTTTAAATTTTTTTCAATCTAGATGTAAGAATAAATATGCCAAAATCATTCAAAATTTTCCAAAAAATAAAAAAAAATTGGCCATCAAATTGTAAACCTTTGATAGCCAAAATAATCTCTGAAAAAAAAATTTTTTTTAATTTTAGCACCAAAAAAACTATTTTTAGTATATTTAATTAGTCTTTTTTGAAAAGCTTTTCACTATTTCAGCTTGGAGTTTTATCTTATCATCTTCCTTCTTTTTCTTAACCTCTAAAAGACTGTCCATTTCATTGACATTATCAGTGCTGATACGGCATGTACCGTTGTTGAACTCAACGTTATCAAAGACTTTTCCGCTCTTTCCTGCACGATTTTTAAGGATAGCTATTGTTGCCTTATTGTCAGCGATGTCTTCTACAGTTCTTGCGATTGACATGATTACGTGAGCTATCTGTGCTTTCTTCACAGAACCGCCTATCTTATCCATTGTAACCAACTCTAAGTTGATTGAGTCTTTTGTTCCTTGCGATGGAATCCAAATGGCCATATCAAGCTCGCCAGCCATTGCTTCAAACCTACGCATGGTTTTACCTTCCTTTTCAAACTCGTTGGTGATTGACTTGTCAGTTTCATGCTCCAAACACTCGAAATAGTCAATAATTGTTAAGTCTGGTTTAAAACCACTGTTTATCAACCTTTTGATATACCTTTCAATTTGCCTAGCTGTTTTTTCGCCACTTGGAAACTTAACAATTCTTAAATTCTTTTGAAGTTCTTCCTTCTGTGGAAAACTATCAATTGTAGCCCTTACATAATCTATGTTACTAGGTTTTGAAAGGTCTTTGGCTTCAATACCTGTAATACGTCCTATGTGCTTCCTTTGAATTTGCTTAATTCTATCCTCAAATACAATCTGCAAAACCTTATATCCGCTACAAGCTGCATGTGAAGCCATTGCAGTTGTTAAAGATGTGTTATGAGTCACAATGAAATTATCTGTTAAATAAAGTTCATCTTCAGCATCCACTTTAATACATTGCCCATCACATATTCTTGACTTCTCAACTCTATCAAAAAACCTTTCATCGCTACGCAATGTTCTATAAACAACTCTGTCTTGCTTCCTCTTTAATCTGAAAATTGGTATTGAACTATCACACAATGTAATAGTTACTTCATAATGAGTGCCACAGTCTCTAATCTCATTATACTTTTTGTTAAAATATTTAGCTCGCTTTTCTCTAACTTTCGCAAAGCCACCAAGTGATAATACAAGAATTTTAATATCTTCTGCAAGTTGTTTTGACTTGGTATTAAAGCAAGAACACCCATTTTTCATGCAAGTACCGTCACTATCCATAAGTCCATTAAGAATCGCAATTCTATCCTCTAATGAGCTATATAGATAATCTTCTGGAATATATTTTCCACTAGATGTTAAAGATAAATCAAAATATTTCGACAATTCTTTTTTCAAATTAGCGCCATAGCTCAATGAAAATGCCCTATTTTTTCTTTCATACAAATTGAATTTAAAATTACATTCTGACAATAATTTAGAAGATTCATCAATATCTTCTTTTCCAACAGTTATTGTTGCACCATTAAAATTACCATCGCCTATTAAATACCCCATCAAATATGAGTCAATGGAAAGGTTTCTTTTTTCGAATTCGACAGGACTACACATTGGAATTTTAAAATTGTGCCTACCTCTTTTAAAAAGACCCTTTTTGACAATATCTTCCAAAGATAATACCTTAAATGAATGGTCTTGAACATAACGTTTATCATTCCTATTCTTAGATACACCGCGTATGTATTTCTTTCCACTTCTTTGATAATAAGAATTTACTGCCCACAAATGTTCTTTTCCGCATTCACACGAAACACCATCTGAAAATGTAACTTTATAGAATTGCCAATTTTTATGAGGATAAACACCAATAACTTTAGTTGGTTTACCATTACTTCCAATTACATAATCACCAACCTTAATATCACCCATATTCTTAAAACCATTTGGCGTAACTATCTTAGAATCAAAAGGTTGTACTTTACCAAAACTCGTTGGGCCGATGATAACTCCTAACTCACCTTTACCTAGACCACCCTCTAATACCTCGTCAATTTTACCAATACCTGTTGGAATTGGAACTCTATAATCATCCGAAAGAGTTTCATTCAAATGGTCAAACAAACTCTCCCCAAAATCATTGTGAATGCCCTTTGCCATTGCATCGTTCAAAAGGCCGACACAAGCCTCATATTTATCGGTATCGCCATTACCAGCTATTTTCAGTATTTCATTGGCAGTTTTGATTATGTTTTGTTGCCTAAAGAATTTTTCTGCCAACTCTCTTATCCTTTCCACACCATCACTTTCTGTAGTCTTGACTTTTTCAAGAATTGCGAGATAAATTTCAGTCTCTTTTTCTGAGTGTGAAATATCTCGCAATTCAATTTCCATCATTCCATATGAGGGAACATTACCTTTCCTCTCATAGTAGTTTTTCATAACTCCTACAAATGTTTTCAGATTTGGGTCAGTAAACATATTTTGGTCTAATATGGCGCTCAAATCCTCAAAAAATGTGTGGTTTTCCATGAACTCATGGGCAAGTCTATACTGAAATCCTTCACCTAGATACCCTAAGTTGTTTTTATTTTGAGCCATCAAAAACCAATTTACTATGATTATTTAGTATAAATTCTTAAAATATTTGTCTGTTTTCCTTTGAACTGAACGTTCCCAATCCCTTTCCATCTTCTTATTGGCAAGGTACAAGCTGTATGAATACTTCTTAGGTTTTGATGGGTCTCCAGACTTTTTGTCATTTCCATACTCTTCAATGACAGTGTAGTTACTCAAATATTTGTTGTTGTCTTTAGGGTCAAAATAACCCTTCTGACTGTTCTTAATCTCCTCCTTTGACGGAGAACAAGCCTCACAAATCTTCTTGGTAATCTGCAACAACACATCAGGCTTGTCAATTATCATAGCCCTCAACACCTCATGCTCAAATGAAAGACGGTCTTCGTTTGACTTAAAGAACGAATCCTTGTCATAAGCATACGTCTGTCCTTCCTTTGTAGTGACCTTTACAGTCTTGTTGCCCAAATCAACCTTTTCACGAATATACTTAGGATAAGCATATCCATCCCAAATCTTAGTGATTACATCACGCTTGTTGTCAGAAATGACAAGCTTGAAAGTGCAAACCCAAGGGTCAATTAGCGGAGAATGGAACTCATCGGTCTCATCTTGCATCTGTGGATTATAGTAATACCACGTGTAAACCCTACTCTTTGACTTCAAATCGTCATCAATAATTTTCACGATTTCATCTACCTTTTCCTTGAACTCCAACGTGTTCATGCTGTTTTCAATGAAATTGTAGATTCTAAAATTTCTCTTACAAATGATGTTGTCGTTTACATAGACGGTAAACTCAAACCTCTCTTCTTTGTAATCTTTGATTTCTTTGTTTTCCATAAAAAAATTGTTAAAAGTTAAACATATGTGAATACTCTCGTTTTTTAAATTTCAATGCAAAGATATGAAAAAAAATGTTAAAATCCAAAATTTAATTTAACTTTTTTTAAAAAATTCTTGGAAGCGCCTTTTTTCCATCATTATTATCCTAGAGTATGGCGAAAACACTTCACTGAACTTATTTTCATCTGAAAGTTGACTCATTTCGTTTTCATTTATTATCATATATACATTCTTCATATCCCTATCACTTGTATCTATGGGAGCATATAGTACATCCGAAAGTTCCTTAACAGCCTCATCGGTCATTAACGGTTCGGACAAATCAATTATTTTTTGATTGATTTCATACAGCTTATCTCCTTGACACCCATCTGTGATTCCGTTAACGATGTTTTCAAGCGATTTGAGCGGTTTTTTCTTGGCTTCCTTCCTCTCTTCCAACAACTCCTTAGAACGCGCTATAACGGCCTTTAAATCCATTTTTTCAGTCTTAATCTGAGGAAAGAGTTTAATCAATGTCTGCTCACCAATACCCTTAACACCTTTTATGTTATCAGACACATCACCACACAGAACTTTTTCAAGCACAACATTCTCATGTGTAATGCCTATCTTCTCAACTGAGTTATCCTTTGTTACGAAATCCTTCATTCTAGGGTTGTACACTATGACATCTTCGCATATCAACTGTGTTAGGTCTTTGTCAGAAGAGACAATTACAATCTTTTCATTCTCTTGCCTATTCTTGACACAATAGCTTATTATATCATCACCCTCTACGTTCTCAAATTCGTATTGTCTGACACAAAGTTCTTCCAATATGCTGTTTATTATGGATTTTTGCCTCTTGAAGGACAATTCCTCTTCTTTCTTCAGCTTATTGGCGTTATAATCCAAAACCATTTTTTGGTAGGCTATCAGTTTTTTTTCATAATCACTTAAATTTGGGTCATGCAACTCATAGTGCTTGTCTCTGTTGGCTTTATAGTCCTCGTACAGCTTCCATCTGAGCACGCCACTACCTGTACCATCCCAACACACTGTACAATAATTGAAATCCTTCTTATTCAATATAGTGCCTAGTATTCTTAGGAATGACACAACTGCACCATACTCTTGGCCGCTACTGTTCATGGTTTTATCAACTAGGGATATTTTCAATAGGTTGTTTCCATCAACAACTAAACTGTATATGGCTTCCTTATTGGAAACACTATTTGCCACTGCTCTACTTTTCTTTATCGGTTGTTTCATACTCTACTACTCTAACTGAAAGATTCTTCTCTTTCATTATATCTATCATATGCTTAGTTCCATGAGACTTGCCATCCCAAAATGCAATTAAAGCATCTGCAATTTTAGCCATCTGTTCGTTTCTGCGAAAGCCAGCAGACTTGCCATATTTATCCCATTGGGCAGGATATACCTCCAAGTCAAAACCCTCTTCTTTGGCATATTTTTCACCCAACGTATCAGCACCGCGTGCATTACCACTTATCACAACAATATTGGAATTTTGCCTCTTATCCCTAAGATATTTGTTGCACTGTTCCTTCAACAGTTTGTAATTGCTGAAACCACGTGAGCCAGCTATGATTACTTTAAAGTTTTCCATAATTACTAGTTTACGCAAAAATATGTAAAAAATGTTTAAAATCCAAATTATTTTAATATTTATTATCAAAAATAGTATAATAAATATGAATAAAAAGACTCTTTTTGAAGAAATTGTCGAAAAAGTATTTGAGGGGAGCGACCCAAAACTTATCAAAGAAGGTGATAGTGTTTATTCCTATGCTGCAAAACAAGCACTCAGCGATAGGTTAAATGCCTACAATGATAAAAATGGATTTAATATGGGTAGCTATGCAAAAAATTTCGGCATAAGCTTAGACAATGGGGCAGCTAGAAACAAATATGGAGAAGACATGCTAAAGAAGCATGGCTCTTACGAAGCAGCAATTAAGTCAATGAATCCTGAAATTAAAGCTGCCATAGATGCAATTAGAAAACTTAAAGACCCAACAGTGTCAAAAGAAGAAAAAAATGCCATATACAGACGTTACGGTGGTGCTAGCGGATTGCAGAGATACAAAGATATGTTGGATAAAATGAGTTTGACCCCAACATATGACATTAACAACCCCAAAGAAAGTGGAATAAATGTTGCACCATTTGGAACTAACTATAAGGCTGTAAACTCAGATGGAGAAGAATATTTGTCAAAAGAAAAGCCAATGGCAACGCCAGAGAAACCAGCTGACAAAATTGTTGGATATGATTATGAAAACATTGATTTAACGGATGTGCCTATTGATGATATATTAAAGTACTTTAAAAGTGGAACAAGGTCAAAAAAATATGGTAATATGGTTGATATGATTAGGGCAGCAATGGAAGAGGCAGAAAAAAATGGTGGAGAAATAGACGAAAACACACAAAATATGTTGGATGGATTAAAAAATCTATATTTCAAAGCTGAATTCAATAAGCTATTAAATAGTAAATTCGGCTACGATTTTAGAATCCCTACATCAATCTACACATATGGTAACTCAAAACTTCCAGATGACACATTGGTTATCAATTTCACTAGCGCGCATAGATGCCCTGCATGGAATGAATGTCTTGTAGGTTACGCTTGCTATGCAAGAGGCTCTGAGCATAACTATGAAGGGCTTCATAATAAAAACTCAAACCTACACTTAATGTGGGCTGCTTCACATGATGACCCAGAGTTGTTAAAAGCAATGTTTAGAGTCATTAAAATGTATCTAGTAAACCCAGGTATAATGGCATCAACATTACTTAATAATCCTTTAACTAGTGAAAAATGGATTAATTTCTTAAACAACTATCAAGGCGAACTAGGTGCTATAAATGCAAAATCAATCAACGCAAATATAAACAATAACTCAATAGTTAAATTAGCACCATTTAAAGTGCCATCCAAAAAAGACAAAAATGTTGCTGCTGACGATGATGAAATGTATGAAAACACCAAAAAAGGTAAGCTAATCGAAGCTAGCAGAAGGCCACCAAAACCAAAAAGGCCAAAAGGTGCTTCTGATATGCTAGGAAGGTATATATACAACAGTAATTTCTCAGACATTTTTGATAAGAAAGACTTAAAAGTCATCAGAACAAACCCAAGATGTTTAAAAGGACATTTCATAAGGCTTAATGAGGAAGGTGACTTTATAGGGCAATGGCTTCTAGATGCCGTAGATGATTTGGCAGGAGAACTCAAACTTTTAGGCATTTCTACGACAGCTTACACTTGCAGAAACCTTAACTACACCAAAATTAAAAATATTATCCTTAATGCATCTACATTAAACGTAGGTACTAAAGGCGAAAAAGAAGGTGAAGTATCAAACTCAATCGCTAGAAGATTCTTTGCCGTAAGCACTGAACTATACAACAAATTGGAAGACACTTATGTTCCAAGTGGAAGGAAACTTAGAATTCAAAGACCAGAAAATCCTAAAGATGTTGAAAAAGGTGACTGGGATGGTACAAAAGAACTTATACCTTTAAGTAGTAATGGAAGAGTCAAATATGATTTGAAGCCATTTACCTTGACAAACCTAGAGACAAATGCCACATCAGTAGTCCAATATACTGATAGATTTGACCCTAGCGGTAATCCTACAGTTAAAAATAGACTATACTATAAATGTCCTTGTGGAAGACACGGAGACGTTTTGAAAAATGGAAAACCAATCAAAATGAACTGTTACCTATGCAGAATGTGTTATGAACCAAAAAATCAAAATGTAGGTGAAATATATGTATTGGTTGAAGTTCATGGTGACAACATCGACTCATTCAACATGAACAAAGCAAATAATGCAAGAGGAATTGATAACACTATGTCAACATACAGAGAAGCTAGGGAAATCTTCAATAACAGACTAAGTGAACAACATGCAATGTCTGAAAAACTTGGAATGAAGATGATAAGCCAATACGGTATAAACAGTGTTAAAACGCATCTTTCAGAAATTGCAGCAAACGATTCAATTAACAGAGAAATGGCAGAAAACACTTTCAAAAACTTTATAAATAGAATTAATGAAAGTGACAAGAAAAACCAAATGACAATAATTGACTAAACAAAATGAGTGAACTTTAATAGTTCACTCATTTTTATTATCTGTATGCTGCTACACAAGCATATTCCATAGGATTCTTACCCTTCTTCATAATGGCCTCTAGTTTTGCAATCTGCTCGGATATTTCGTATAGGTTGCTGTTTGCTCTAAGCACAATGTCACGAAGACCAACCAACCTACCATCTGGAGAACCGTTAATTGCCTCCGTATGCCCAAACAGCCTAGTGCACTCTGACTTGCTTATTCCGACCAAAAGGCACTGCACGTCCTCAACAATGGCCTTAAGCTTCCAACTGACTCTTTCAATAAGCTCAGTTCCAACATACTGTTTCTGCTCATATATGAGGTTAAGAAGCTCAGAATGCTTCATCGTCAAACTAGCAATTGCCTTACGGACATCTGCTTGGCTCTTGAGGTACTTTACAAGGTCAGCAGAGCCTCCACGTCCATGACGAAGAACACCACTTTCCTTGTCAAAGAACTTCACCAACATTCTAACTGGAACATACGGTGATTTTCTATCATACACGTCTGCCGAAATAACAGACTTTACAAAACACATGGCACTCTTAATGTCAATGTACTCAATGCCATCAAGCAGATGAGGGTCGTAGGATATTTTATCCCTCTTGGTAACTTTAACTTTTTTCATTTATCTAACGTATTCACAATCTTCCCAATATGAAGGTAAATTAAGTGCGCATCTTTTTTCATTAGGACTAGATGTCTTAAAACCATTTATCAACAAATCCCTTATTTCAACATTTTCGTAACTGTTGAAAATATCCATTAATTCTTTAACTCTCATAATTAATCTTTTTTTTTGCAAATATACGAAAAAAAATTGAATTACCAAAACGATAATCCAATTTTTTAACATTTTTTTATCTAACATATAAACCTAATGGCTTATTTTTCAACACCTTGATGAGTTGTTCATTCATTGTGGACTGTTTTTCCATCAAGTTCCAAGGTGTCATTCTTTCTAATCTTTCCTTTAATTCGTTAAGAACAGTTTCCTTCTCAGACTTTCCTTGTTCAAGTAGCATGTTATAGTCCATCTGCATTTCTGCCTCTGGAATCTTTACCGTTCCACTATATGTACCTCTTATGATACCAAGCAAAATCTTAGCCTCTGCCACAAGTAAACGTCTGATAATCTGCTGTGTAGGATTGTTCATCAACTCATACCTCATCTTATCTAATGGAACTTCATCTGGCGTCAATATCACGTCATCCTTATTCTCAAGTCTGCAAAGTTCAGCAGCATCATCGCTTCCACTTACATCATAATATGTGTACCATACATAACAATTTGCATATCTATTCCAACCCCAAGTATCATCGGCAGCAATACCACCAACCATATTTGGAGAGCCTGGAACTGATAGCAAATGTACCAAGTGTGTGCCCTCTGGGCCAGCTGTAACTTGATAAGCCAAATCACCTCTCAATAGAGAGTTTTTATATTTTAAGTCAGCAGCCATTAACGCTGTGTCATAAGCAGAACCGACATAGAAACCAGTAATTCCCATGCCATTTCCCATATTACCGTACTGACCAAATCCGCCACCAATACCTGTGTCTAGAGTACCTAGATTACCATAAAGTGCTGCCTTGGTTGTTGATGGGGTAACATACATAACCTTGTTGATTTCACGTCCTGCTGGTATGACATATACTTGTTTCCCTCTCTCAACTTGGAAAAAATCTTTTTTTAACTCATATGGACCTCTCTGTTGTAAACCAACCTCACGAGAGAACCAATATGAATAATCTCTTGACCAATCCATAGTCCTAATAGTCATTGCATATGCTAGCTCATTTGCATTCTGAAACTGAATCGTGTTCTTATTCTGTATGTTGAGCCATTGTGTTTCAAGCACCCAGTTCTGTACCTTCTCAGCATAGTCTCCGACAGCCACATCTAATAAATCACATAACTGCTCATCCTCTAACTGGACCGCCCTTATAGGACTACCCAACATCGTCCTTACAGTCCTAAATAAAGCTTTTACATCTTCTGTTAATACCATAGTATAGTTATTTATACTATAAATATTATCACCATTCTTATTTTTATACTTGATATAATACAAAAAAATCCTAAGAAATTATCTTAGGATTTAATTTGCAGCCACTTCTGCCGCAATTAATTCTTTCTTTAATCTTTTAAAGTTCAAAAGAAATTAATCTAAGGTTTTATACAGCAGATTCTGCCATAGCTAGTTCTTGTTCGTCACTAATAGTCATTCCAATATCTTCGCTACTAATTCCAACACCAATGCAATTTTTAGATTTTAAAATAGACTCAGCAATATTTTTATTTATACTTTTATGCCTATTAAAAACAGCATTTTGCATATCTATTCTATATTCGTCTATACGAGTCAGCTATGTATATTCTAGTAATTTTACTAGTATTTTCATCATAGTCAACAGTTACAGAAATTTTTGTTGCTCCAACCTCATTTTCCATTGCATTGTCAATGCATTCCATAATTGCAGCATAACTACTATTATATCCAGCACCTCTGAGTGCTGTATATATGTTAGGTGATGGGTAAATTGTTAACTTTTTCATTTTATCTATCAATTAATAAATTTCCAACAAACGTATTTATATTATTACAAAAAAATATTGATTTAAACGGTATTTTATTATCGCATCCGATATATTTTATGCGATTTCTAAATTGTATAGTCTGCATACCATTAGGGTTATATTTCATATATAAATCTACTGGAGCTGCATCATTAAACCATTGTGCTGTCATCAGTAACATAAAAGGTTTTCCCAACTGAAAAGCCCTTTCGAAAATTTGTTTTTTATTAGTAAAAGGTGGGTTTGAGATTATAATATCCCAATGTTCTTTTGGCTCATAATCGTAAAAATTTTGTCCCATAGAGATATGAGAATAAATGACTTTAAAACCATTCTCTTTTAATACTTTGACAAAAAAACTCTCCTCTGTGTCGAAAGGACACCATATTACAAATGACTTTGGCACAAATGGAATTATAGATTCGACAACATATTTAGGAGTATAGCATTCATCATTTTTACCACTTGTTTTGTAAATCGCATTATTAATTGTAAATTCTTTCATATCTGTATATTTTTTTGCAAATATATATAAAATTAATGAGATACACAACTAATTAACATATTTTAACTTGTCATTTAATTTATCCCTCCATTTATTCCCATCATACCAACCACATCCTTCGCACGTACCATCATATTTACTGTCTCCGCTATACCAAAAGTTTATTCCAAAAAGTCCTTCTCTAATACCCTCATTTTTACATTTTGTGCAAACTCTATCCTTTAATAGGTTGTGTTCTCTTGTCAGCAGTTGAAAACTATTTCGTATTTCTTCCTCACTGATGTTATCTGTATTTATATCAGAATCTAATCTAGTCCAAGGCGTTTTATGGTCTATTTCTAGCGTAGACGTTATTGTTGCATTAGTAAAAGCATCCTTATTTTTATAAAATGATAGAATTTTTTTTCTAACTTTGCCACTTATTTTGTTTCTCTGGTGTGTTTCTAATCTAGGTTCAATTTCAAGTAGTTTATAATGAGTAGTCTCTCTACCGCATATTGGGCAATACACCTTTTTGCCCCACCTATTTGGCGCAACTTCTTCAAAAACATATCCTTGGTTTTTGATTTCCCTAAATATCGCAGCTGGTTGACCGCTTTCAGAGTTATGAGTTGAACAAACCCATTTACCACAATTTGTCTTAAATGCGTTTAAAAGTTTTTTATATTTTGAACTACTTATTATATTCACATTTTACAAGTTTATAATCTATTTTATTCTCTGAAACTTCATTTATTATCATAATACTACTCTTGGTAGAGTAGAATTTGTAATCATTATTATTTTGTACCTTATTACAAAAAATGTGCTCTTCGGAAAGGTTTTTAGCAAGATATTCTAATGCTTCCCACCTCTTTCTGTAACCGCATTCAACCATAAACCTATTTAAATATGCAAAATCCGAATTACTGACTATGAACAATCTATTATTAATACTGTCGGCGTGTCCTCTTTCAGATGGGTCTTTTGCATTAATTGACGAGCCTTTTGTATACATATTCTCTATGTAACCCTTGGGGTTATCCAATATACCTTTAACAGTACTGTAACTACCATTAATCTTAGGGTATGTAGTCTTTAAATCAAATTCAATACCATTGATAATATTATCCCATTTGTGGTCTTTAAGATTTGAGTTGTGTTTGCAGCCCAATAAATCAAGATACCACTCATCTGTATATGATACACGAGTCTTAAAAATCCTTGAAACTGCATATTCTCGTTCAGTTTTGTCCTCTATGGCAATAACCTTATCAAATAATTCATCACTCGTTATATTAAAATTGTTGACACCTTTAAACCAGTCACTAAAACCCATAGCCTTAGTAACAGCATCATTCATTTTTTTGCTTTGTTTTATTCCCGAAAACGGAACAAAAGAATCATCTATAATCCCTTCATCTATTATCTTAAAGCAAAATTTACGAGTGTTTTTAGCATAATTTAATAATTTCTCTTTGTCCATTATATCCGCATTTTATAATAGCCAATGCTATGGCTTTAGCTAAATTGCAAGGAACTGCATTTCCAATCTGTACCAATTGGTCTTTTTTTGACCCGCAAAATATAAAATCGTCTGGAAAACTTTGCAACCTTGCCATTTCTCTTGGAGTTATCACCCTAGGCAATTTTGGGTGTATATTAACTGCTCCATGATTTTCTTTTATCGTGCAACTAGGTTCATCCCAAGGACTTTTCCTCCACGATTCTGGATATTTTTCATACAACGATTTACCTTCTTCAACAGCTAAAAGTCTTTCTTTCATTTCATCACTATGTTTAGTAAACACGTGATTGAATTCTTTGTTTTCTTCCAACTCCATTAAATCGCCTATTGCTTGCCCAACTGTAACATAATGCTCTTTATCCGTTAATGGTTCTGGAAATTCTATTTCCTTTCCAACCCTATTGCCAATCAAAATCCATCTTTGCCTAGTTTGAGGCGTTAAATAATCAGCAGCATTTAAAACTTTCCATTTAACGCAATATCCTATATTCTCCAAATCTTCGCAAACTTGCTTGACAATATCACCATTTAGCATTGAAACCATACCTGGAACATTTTCCATTGTAATCCACTTCGGTTTCAGTTTAGAAATAATTTCAACGGCTTCCTTGTATAATATATTTCTTGGGTCATCAATCATTCTTCTACCAGCCATTGAAAAGCCTTGACAAGGAGGCGATGCATGGAGTATATCAAGTTCGTTTCCATTTAATTTGTTTTTAACAACTTCGTACAGCCTTTCTTTTGTTTCATCAAGAGTTATGTCTCCATTGATAACCTCACAATCAATATTTCTACTATGTGTATCGCAAGCAGATTTAAAAAAGTCAACTGCTGCTATTGGTTTTAAATTGGCCATTTCATAACCTTTTGATACACCACCAGCTCCACAAAATAAATCTACGAAAGTAATTTCCGTTTTTTTAGGCGATTCCCAAATATCCTTTATATTAATCATATCTAAAACTTTTTGCAAATATATAAAAATTTTTTTAAAAAAACAAAAAAAAATGAGAGATTTTTTATCTCTCATTTCTTATTTATCCCCAAGTATCTACCATTGCATCAGCAATTCCTTGGAACGTCTTAGACCTTAATCTTCGTCTAGCCTCATCATAATATTTCTTCTTAGCCAATTTTCCTTCCTTTGTGGATATATCTATATTATTGTCTACAACCCATTGGCTTGTCTCATCTGCCGCTTGCTGCAATGCCTTATACATCCATTCAGAATACTTATACTTGCCGCCTTTAAGATTAATATCTAACCCACTAGGTTCTGTTTTAACTTGAGGTGCTAATGGAGGCAGATTCTTAAGCCATAAACAAGTAAGCTTCTTTGCCATATCGCCAAATTGCCAAGGTTGTATCATTTGGTCTGGCTTTCTCCATCTTGTGCTCATCACACCAACTGGATTCTCTATCGCAACCTTATCAACATCAGCATTAGCAACTTTCATAAAGAATGCTGCACCATCTTCAAGGTTCTTCATCCTTTCAGCATTTATCGACCCATCCTTATTATATAACCATCTAGCCCCTGACACAGCAAGATATGTGCAAGGTGGATGGGCAATCAATAAATTCCACTTGTCAACCTTTACTTTCTTTCCTCCTTGTGTAACTCCACCACGATTATTAATTATATCAAATATATCAGCCTTGAAATGCCATTCTGGATGTCCACCACTACAGTCTTGCAAGTCACAACTATAAGCATTATGACCTTTTTTCCTAAATGCAAGACAAACCGCTTGACTTTCTTCACACCCTATAAGCACATTCATTGGCTTAAATTCAGACTCTAGAATAATGTTATACTTTTCTTCTGTAATGTGTATCTTTTTCATAACGGAAAAACAAAATCTTATTATATATAAATATTTTAACATTGCAAATATACGAAAAAAAAATGGATTGGCAAAAATCCAACCCAATTTTTTTAGCATTTATTAATACTTTTTTCTTTTCTCAACTCATTTATTGGCCTCAACAAGTCTTGAAACCCATCTATCTTGTCTCCGATATATTCTTTGCAATAGGAAACTCTTGTAAGTCTATTTCTATATCTTTGGTTGTCAGCAGATTTCTTGTCTCTGCCTTTTCCGTCAAACACAGTACCTCTAACGTTTGGATTCCTTGAAAGTGCCTCTCCAAACTTTCTATGTGCTGTCTTTATATACAACTTATAATCATGTTCCTCGTCCGACAGTGACTTAACTATGCCACCAACGAAATTGAATATAATTGTGCTAAGTCCTAGTCCTTGATAGTCTGGCAGTATTACAATTCTACTTATTGAACACCCATAAGGAATGCCCTTTCTAGGTGTGTTAAGAATTCCAACAAAACCTACTGGAACACCATCCCATTCAAACAATAAACACTTGCAAGACTTATTCAATTCTGCCGTCAAATAATGGCATTTTGAAAATCCTAAGCTTTTCCACACACTAGGTTCACAACGTCTCACTGTCAGTTGTATGTACGGCCTTTCTCCTTTTTTATGATTAATTTGAATTGTTTTCACTATCTTTTGTCTTTTCCTTCAACTTATTTTCATAAGCCTCCATAGCTTTCTGTCTGTTTTCCTTCCACTTGTTGTGACAATCCTCACATTCAGCATAAATCCAATAATTTTCATTTATTGGCTTGACAATGTGTTTTCCGCACACTTCACAAGTGTGATATGATTTCTCTTCGGCATCCCTAATCATCTGCCTAAGTTCATCATTATACTTGTTAACGTAGAAACACAAAAAACCAAATTTTTCTTTTATTTGGTGTATTTCGAACTTATCATCATGCTCTTCGTTATACTTGTTAATGTAGTCTATGATTGGCTGATACAACTCTTTCCATCCTTCACCGCACTCTATGCCAAATAGCTCATAAGGCCATTGTGGAGTGAATCTCTCAGGATGTTCTTTTTTTTCAAGTTCCTTTTCCTTTCTGTACTTCTCAATTATTTTTTGCAATTCTTGCAATCTTTCTTTTTTAGTCTGTTCCATTTTTGTATGTATTAACTATCAAATCTATTGCCTCACCTAGATACTTAGGGTCTACCATAGGAATGTCAGCACCCCTTCTCCATTTATTGTGATGCTCCAATAGCATAAGTGCCTCTTGTACTTCCATATTTAATAAAATTAACTAAGTCATTAGCATTATTGAAAAAACGGTTATCAAATTCATAATATTTATTAAATTTTTCTTTAAAATAGTAAACTAATATTAAACCATTTTCATTGCAAATTTTATTTTTATTCTTATCCCTATTCTTGATTGTTTCTATCCCACCCATAAACTTCTCATCAATAAAATGCTGTCCACCTTGGCATTCTATACCAATATTATAATTTTTGATATAAAAATCTAATGTTTGTTTTCCTAACCAACTAAAATGTTTCCATTGTTCATATTCAATACCGCTATCACATAAAGCAAGCCTAACTTCATTCTCCAAATGGCTTTCGTTACAAATTGGGCATCCTTTACCGTTTAAATGATTATTTGGCGTTTGCCAAAATTTACCATGTTCTGGACATATTATACAGACATTTTTTTGAGATTTATCATATTTCACTTCTGAATAATCGTATTTGTCTCCGTGAATTTTCCTTGCCTTATCAATAAACTCTTCATTTGTTATACTTTTATTTGCGCACTTAGGACAACCAACGCCTCTATACAATGCTAATGCATATTGTTCGAATTCACCATGCTTCGAGCATATTACTTTGACTTTATTTTTCATTTTTGAATATTTAGTCAAAGAGAAATCATATTTATCGCCAAATTTATCTTTGCACCTTTTTAAAAATTCAATTTCATTAAGTGCTCTATTTTCACTTCTTTTTACAATTCCACATTTTCTACATCCATATTTATAATGATTAGTTGGTAATTGTGAAAATTCTCCATGAACTGGGCATATTATACAAACTTTAGTCGAACTGTCTATATAATTAACTTTAGAATAATCATATTTATCACCATGAATTTGTTTGGCTTTTTTAATAAATTCATCACTTGTTAATCTTTTATTCATTTAATTAATTGGTTTAGCATCACTTAATATTTGCTCATCTTTTATATACTGTGAAGCCTTATATTCTGCATCATCAGTATAAACTATTTTTTCTAACTCAACATTACCATTTTCGTCTTTATGATTCAAATTAAATATGTAATTTGGATTTAGCCATTCAATAATGTCAAAATGACACGATGCAATTATTATCTTCAAATTGTTCTGTCTTATATATCTCTGCAATGCATAACTCATTGACTTTGCAACGTCTCTGTTCACAACCGATGTAAACTCATCCACATAGATTATTTGCCCCTTTCCAGCCTCGTAGATGGCTTTGCATAGGTCTAGCCTTGCTCTTTCACCATTTGATAATTCTTGAGGCTTACGAAGCCATGTAGGAACTGATGCAAGGCCAACTCCACATAGAAGGTCGCACGCTTCTTCCTCTGTCAAATTGGGGAATTGGCTTATGACAGCCTTTTGATAATCATACTCTATAGGTTTAATATCACCTATTTCCCTTAAAATAGTGGATTTTCCGCTTCCACTCTTTCCACATATCAGCATTATATTCCATTCGCTAGCATTCATTGCATCCATATCTTCCTTTGATGGAATGGGAACTTCTGTCATCGTAAGTTCCTTATTCTGAATGTCATAGTTATCATATAGATACTGTGTGTAGTTATCATTTACGATTTTAGACTCTAATAGTATTTTTCCCATGTTAGAATTGTTATTTTTTGCAAATATATAAAAAATATGTTAAAATCCCAAAAAAAATGAGGAAATATTTCTATTTCCTCACTTTTTTTTAATCATCACTATCTTCTTCACTAAATTCAATGTCAGATTCGTTAATATTTGTTCCTCCATCGTCCAATTTTGCCAATATATCCTTAATATATGTCTTTTTATATTCCTCTAGTTTACTAGGACTTACTAGGCCGTTATGTACACATGACATTTCACCTTCATATGTTATATTCCAAGGTGTTGGCAGTTGATTCTTAGTTGTCCTAATTTTTGTCGTAATACCATAGACATACTTAGAACCCTTTGCAGTTGCATCAAGTTTCTTTGTTGATGCCTTACCTATACCTCCAAGGTGAATAATCAGCCTAGCACCATAGAAGAACGTCTTACCGCCCTTTAATTCTATTGAAGGTACACCACCCATAGAATTCATTGAATCGTTCCATATTTTATTCACACAGAAGAATGTGTTTGTATATGGTTCACTTATCTTCTTTGAAGACGGAATTCTGTTGTTTATAATGTTACTGAAAGCTTGTGAAATAGCTCCTGCATCAAACATGTTATTTCCAGTCTTACTTTCAAGAGACTTAAACGACTGTATTGAGCCTATTGAATCCCAAATGAAACACATTGGATAAGGCATTTCTCCACTTTCTTGTTTGTCAAGGAATTCATTTATAGAATAAGCAATGTCCTCAAGAACTGCTTGCTTACGCTTTACTTTGGACTCTTTGCCAGTGTTATAATCACGATTACCATATCTATCTGCAAGCATCTTAGTGTCGAAATAGAAGAAATCACCTGTATAGTTGATGATTCTCTTTTCAGTGTGTGTTGTTATTTCGCCAGTTTCTTCATCAACATCCTCAACTTCAATATCACCGTATACTGGGGTTGCTTTTACTCCGCAATCAATTGCATACTTGAAATCAAAGTTATTTTCCGTTTCATATATGATTGGAATGATACCATTGTTGATGCAAGACGCTATAAGACAGTTCTTAATGGTTGATTTACCTGTGTTAGACCATCCTGTTACAATGGTGAGATAACCCTTTGGTATTCCTGGCAATTTGACCGCATCAGAAAACGCTTGTGGCAGTGGTATGAAATCCATTTCCTTGTCGGCAACAGACTTGTCAAAGTCTGTGCTGTCTTTCATTGTAAGCTGAAATTTCTCTTTCAACTCACTAATGCTAGGTTTTTTAAATTCCTTTTTCTTGATTGGTTGTTTCATAACTATTCTGTTTTTTCTTTGTTTATTTTCTCTCTGATTTTCTCTTTCCAACACTTTCTACAAATGGCTCTGTACTTGTCGTTTCCACCTATCATTACTTGTGCACCTTCTGTAATTATATTGCCGTCCTCATCAAACCTTGCGTTTATTGACGTTTTCCTATCACCGCACTCACAAGTTGACTTTATTTCTTCGATGTCATCTGCAAGTTCAAAAAGACGTTTGGAACTTGGAAATAACTTTGATTGGAAATCGGTTCTCAACCCAAAACACATCACATTGACACCCAAAAAGTCAACCACATCAGATAACTGGTCTACTTGGTCTTCCGTTAAGAATTGACACTCATCTATTATAACCCATTTAAGTGTTTCAAACTGTAACGCTAGGACATTTCTGTATGCTTTAACTGCTTTATATAAATTAACGTCTTGGTCAACCATTATGCATTTGCGCTCAAGTCCTGCTCTAGAACGAATGATACCTTCCCCATCCCTTGTATCCAATGATGGTTTGAAAACCATTATTTGTACACCCTTTTCCTCAAAGTTATAAGCTGTGCTCAATAGCCTCAGTGTTTTGGCCGAAGCCATTGAGCCGTAATAGTAGAACAATTTACTCATATTAAATTATTTAATTAGAATGGCAAATCGTCATCTGCCTCATTTGCAGCCTCTTCCGCATCATTGACGATTATCGTGTCTGAATTTGCAATCTTTGAAAAATCAGTAGTTTCTTCCTTCAATTCCTCTTCAACTCTTGCTTGTTCAGCCTCTTCCTTAATCTTATTCATTTCGTCCTTATCAACATATTTGTTAAGCTCCTTGTTGAAAATTGGAACTCCACCCATAGCGATAATTGTCATGTAATCATAAGACTTAACGGTGTACACGTCATACCACTTCTTCTCATCCTCAATCCATTTCATGCCAAGGTCATAGTCTTCCGTAAGTGGTGATGGTGAACCTGCGTCAAGAACTTGAATCGTTGTCTTGCCATCAGTTGTCTTTGTTAACGTAATGTCAAGGTCAAGACCATTATTAAGGTCGAAAATACTATAAACATTGCCTTTCTTGGCTGCACTAGCCGCACGTCTGTTTGCAAGGTTCATAATCTTGTCATACACACCATCCTTCTTTTTTGATGAATTGAAGAGCCAAAATTTAACACCGTCTTCCTCATGGTCACGTTCAATACAGCGCACAATCCACATTTCCTTAACCTTGTTAAGGAATTCAATATCACCGTACTTCTTCTTTGTTGGCTCATCCAAAGACTTTGACTTCAATTCCCTAGCCTTTGCAGATGTCTCACAAAATGGGCATTTATCTCCCATTGAAGAGCCATTTTTCATGTTGTGAGTAGGGCACACGAAAGTCTTCCATCCACTAGATGAAACCTCCTTATTAACCTTTACGGTATGCATAAAAACTTTCTTGAAAGGGCTACCACCTTCTGGGGAGAATGGTAACAGTCTGATTGTTAATGTTTTAGTAGTTTCATTATCACCAAGTCTTGCTTGTAGATAATTTTTTTCATTAAATTGTGTTTTCTTAGGGGTAAATGTCTTTTGTTCTTCTTCGTACTGGTTTTTTACCTCTTCTGCGTCAATGTTGACACTAAAATTTTTGTTGTTCATAAGTTAAATTGTTTAAACAAATTATTTTAAATGTACGCCAAAACGTACTTAAATTGTTATTGCAAAGATATATAAAAAAAGTTAAAAAAGCAAAAAATTCCTAGTTATTTTTTATTCATAACTAGGAAAATATAAATCATTAGCGTTCATCAGATTCCCAATCTGGTTCGTAATCATTATCATAAAGTTCAAAATCCTCTTCAGTCAAGCCATTAAGTATTTCTTTTAATGTTTGTGTTGCTAACTGTGCAACTTTTTGGTTTGGATATTGTGCTACATATTGTAATGCTTCTTTATCACCGATTGTGCTTTCAAGTGAAGTAACTGGTGAATAAGCACTTCCATAGCCAGTTGACTCATCATATACAGAACTAATCACTCCCTCTATAACAAATACATTTGGATTTTGTTCACAATAATTCTTAAACTCCTCCCATTCCTCGTCTGTTATATCAGGAATATTCTCAAGTAAATCGTTCATAACGTCTTTTTCTCCGCTTAACTCATTACGTCCATAATATCCACCAACCATAGGGTTTCCGTCACTTGGAACATAACCACGTCTAGTCCAACCTTCTTTAAGAATCCTATTCACTGACTCTTTCACAATTCTGTGAAGGTCTGATTCTGTTAATCTTATAATCTTTTTCATTTCGGATAACTTTACCTTTTTTATTATAATTTGAACAACTTCTCTAATGTCTGAATGTCATCGTCTTCAACTTTAAAGAAGGTGTTTGCTATATCATCATCTGGATTATCTACATCATCATTCGTAATCACATATTCCTTTGTCGTAGGTTCTGAGTTGTCAGAATATGCCTCATATCCACCTTGTTTTGCCTTTTCAGCCCAAAAATCATTAGGCTTTACGTTGAAAGGGTAGGAATCTAATGAACGAAGGTTCAGTTTTTCAGTCTGTGTAGGATTTCTCTTTTCAAACTCAGCTTTCAACGCTTCGATTTCGTTGTTATTGTCCTCTACCTTTGAAAGTAGATTTTTTATCGTGTCAATCAACGAATTCATTCTAGTATCGACCTTTGCCAAATCCCTTCCTATGTGATTCTGCTTAACATTAAGTTTATCTTGCGCTTTTGTAAGCCCATCAATGTCAATAGTATCACCATCTTCATCAGCAGATTCTTCTTCTCCCATAGGTGCTTCGGCCATTGGGTC